CAAACAAGTCAAATAACAAGAAATAAATTTAAATTTAATTATAAAGGGACAGATTATAACCTTAATATTCCATTTAAAAATCAATTTTCTGATAATAAAGAAGATAGAATTTTTATTGAGTGGTTGTATGAAAATAATTCATCATTTGATGAATGGTATGATATTTTTAAAAATCAAATTTTACGTGAATTAAATGAATTTTTAAAATTTTATGAAGAAAAAGGTATAAAAACTAAAATACTATGTTGGCAAGATGATTTATTAAAATTAATCTTCAATAATGAGGAAATTTCAAAAAAATTGATTATATTAGATTATAATAATAAAACGTATAATTGTATTGACGATTTAATTAAATTAAATAATGGTATGTTAATATCAAACGATTCGGATTTAACTAATCCTCCTCAAGATCATCATCCATCAAAAAATTGTCATAGGATTATTGCCGATAGTATTATAAAAAACATAGAAAAAGATATATTATGAGTTCACCACAATACACCCCATATAAGGACGCATTGACTAATTCAATGACTTACCTTGGGCAACAAGAAAACACCGTTTTTATAGGTCAACAAGTCCTTTGGCACGGTAATCCTATGAGTACAACCATTGGAGACGTTCCTAAAGATAAATTAATTGAACTTCCCGTTATGGAAGAATCTCAAATGGGTATGTCATTAGGTATGGCAATGGCCGGTAAATTTGTTATTACATTCTACCCTCGTTGGGATTTTGTAATATGTGCAACAAATCAGTTAGTTAACCACGTGGACAAAATTGGTTTAATGAGTAAGGGTGAATGGACACCTAATATGATTATTCGTTTAGGTAAAGGTTCAGATAAACCGTTAGACCCTGGTCATCAACATAGAGGAAACTATTTTGATGAATTCAAATCCATGTGTCCTAATACTAAATTTTGGGATTTAAAAAATTACAATGAAATTGAAACAATATATAAGTCAGCATATTCTTTAGGTGGTATTCATGTTATAGTTGAATATCCTGAGTTATATTACGAATCATAAAAAAAGGGACATAATTGTCCCTTTTTTATTATCCTTCTTGTTGGTCTTTCTTTGGCCAACTAACTTCCCAATCTTTAAAATCTGCAGCAATGCAATCAATTTTATAGTCTTTTCTACCACCTACAACTTCTTGTATTTTATTCTTAGCTGTATTTCTAATACCATTTAATCCATGTGTTAATGCTAACATACTTGGACCTTCTTTTCCACTTCTTACATTAGACTCGTTATGCCAAATATGTAAATTCATCTGTGCACATACGATAACCGCTCTTAACATTTCACCAGTTATTGTAACATTTTCTTCCTCTAATATTGATTGTATATCATATGTAATATCCGCAATTTCTTTTGCATATTCTTCTTTATGTTCAGTTATAAAAACTTCTTTTAATTGTACAATTGATAATCTATCAAGTAATTCAGATAGTGTTGGTAAAAATTTTCTTTCTCTCATTATATTAATTTTTAATTTTATTAATGTGTTCGTATAAAACATTTGCTATTGCCTCATGACCCAAGTAACTTGGATGTGAACATTTTGTAATATAACCTTTAGGACTTAATTTTTCAAGTGAATATCCAAATTCATAATACTTTGCTGCAGATTCTTCTAAAAATAAATCTTCTCTTCCTTCTAAATGTAATAGATAATCGGTTATACATTTAAAACCTTTCGGTTTAAAAAAATTATCCCAATCTATAATATCTACTAATCCATTTATATATTCTTCACTTTCATCCATATAATCTAAATGATTACCTCTAATTTTATTAAAGAAATAATCTCTACCATATTCAGGTCTAAATGCACTTGTTATAATTAATTTAGCATCATTAACTTTACACCAGTTTTTTAATTCGGCGATTGATGTTAATAACTCAATTATTGCAGACCTATCGGAATAAACGTGTTCATTATATAAACTCCATAACTCCGCATGTTCGTGTTGTGAATTACTAATACCCCATAATGTATAAAAGTGCATATGTTCTAAAAACTTTTTATACACAAAATCAACTCTTTCGTAACCTGTTAACATTAAAATTACTATCTTTTCTTTCGCCTTTTCAATACCTAAATCAGGATGTAAATAAAGTTCTTTTATTGCAGCCCTATTTCCTCTACCGGTCATTCCCATATTAATCGGAATAAAATCTGTCAAATGATTACTACATAATTTATGAACCCATGAATTTTCTAAATTAGAGATATCAATATCATATCTAGATTCTCTATCTGACATTTTTTTTAAATCCCAATTATATTTTTCCCATAAATCAATTGAACATGCACCTTCACCTTGTGTAAAACTATCCCCTAAACTAATCACTATTTTACTATCCTCAGTAATATTAATTTTACTTTTCTGATGTTTGAACATTATAGTAATTTCTGTTTGGTGGTCATTTGACAATAATCTCTCATTTCAATAAACGCATCCGGATATCTAAATAACTTATCAATCAATGTACTATAGTTATATTCAATAACATCCTCCATAGATTTATACCATTCAATCTTATCTTTAATCATTGTTGTTTTCCTAATTGATTCAATAATTGAATTTAATCTTTCATGTGTTGGTAATATATCAAATCCTTCATCTATGAATCCATCAAAAGTTTTGTATCCAATTTTTCTCATCATTGACATACTATCTTTGTTTCCCATAATTAAAAATGGGTGACGGCAACCAATTACCTTAAAAGTTTTTTCACTTAAAAACATTGTATTATCAGAATCACCACAATGAGCTTCACTAACAACAGTGAAAAATGTGTCCTTTACAACCTGTTCAGGAAATCTATTGATGTATATATTATCGTCTAAAACATTATTAGGAGTTTCATAAACTAACAATGGTAATATACTTGAGCATTCATCTAATAATCCATCTTCTAAAAATTTACCTTCCCAATGATACCAATGTTTATCAAACTCATTCATACTAACCAATCCTTCATTCAATAAACCTGAATTATATAAATAATAATAAAACCAAACTCTATGTGGTCTGATTCGTTTATTTAAACATGCGTATGTTTTTAACTGATGTGGATTTTGAATTTTGTAATTAATACTCTGAGAAAAACTTGGTAATTTATTCTCACTATTTTCTTTATTCCTACCCCAAGTTGTCATACCCATATCTAATTCAAAATGTGGGTATGGTATAACCTTCATTCTTTCTTCTATTCTATTTTCATTACACCAATTTTTATATACATCATCGGCAATCATGTTACCGGTAACATAAATAATTCTTTTAGGTGAAATTTCCCATTGTTTACATTCACTATGAAACCAATCCCATAACCAAGGTGTTTGATATCCTTCGAGACTTTGATCTAACATTAAAAATGCTCTATTCTCTCTTAAATCTTTTAAATATTTTTCATTCAAATAACTAAATAAACTTTTAACTTTTGGGTCATAACCAGTCCAATCATCTGGACTATGATTTACACAAGATGCTATTACATAAGAATCTAATTCATCGCTTGCTGGAAAAATACCAAATTCTTTACTTTTACCATTAGCATTAACATATATTTGTGTTGATGTAAAAAGAGGTGATATTGCAAATCTTGGTATACCTGATTTGTTTATATCTTTGTTTGATGTGAAATTAGAAAGTCTATTTGTATCCTCAAAAAGAAAATTCATTATTCTTCTATTTTATTATAATTATCTGAAACATAAACACCCGGTTCAAAGTGTGTAATTCTACCATCAGTGACATTTACGTGGGGTATATTCGGGTCAATTTCTATTGAGTTAAACCAATCCGCTAATTCAGGGAAAGTGTCAACAAACGACTTATTTCTACGAATATCGTACTGAACATAAAAACTCTTAAAGTCGTGGAATTGTAAATCAATATCGGTTTCAGTTGTAACGTGACCTCTATTAACCACTTCAATATAATCAATTAACCTTTGAATTTGTGCCTTCTCGTTTTGATTTAATAATGGATTATTTTTATGTCTTCTGTACCATATTGATAACTTACCGTGTAATTCTCTTTTGATATCATCAGGTAATGTTAATGGAGACATAAATGCTGGCCATCTTAATATGTTAAAATCAACAACAGGTTTATTTGCACCATATTGTTTCTTTAACTTTAACATATCATCTAAAAACTCCGTAATACTGAATAAACATAAACTATTAATTGTCATCATAATAACAACTTGTCTAATTTTAGCCTCTTCAATAACTCTAACTAAATTAGCTCTCCATAAATCATATTTTAAACCATCTCTAATATATTCAGCATGTTCACCATAAGATTCGTTAGATGTGTACAAATCAAATTCTTTGATATCTAATTCGTGAGATATATTAATTAACCTATTCACAGTCGTTTCATTAAGACCTAGGTTAGAATTGACCGCAAGACGTAAATTAGGTGATGGATTTTGTTTTACAACATCCATAAATTGCCAAAAGTTCATACTTTGTGATGGTTCTCCACCAGTAACACGTATTTCCATCAAAGTTTTTGACAATTCAGGCCACCATTTTAAGAATGCATCAACATATGGATTATTCTCATTGTACTTACCATAAACTTCAGACCAAGACCCGTCAGCGTAATATGCTCCGGCACTTTGTGTTTTAAAGTTTTGATACGCTCCGTTGTTTTTAATATCCTTACCCCACGTTGTTGAATAACCTGAATTACAGTATGAACAAGCAAAATTACATGTTCTATCAAAACTTACCTCAATTGTTCTTGGTGTGATATCAGCATCCCATGGTAAGTCTTTTAATTTTGCAATTTCTTCTTCTGAATAAATAATACTTTTGAATACACGGTCAGATATATTATTTCTACCGATGTCCTCCATTTTCCAACAATAGTTACATTCGGCAGGTTTAACACCTTCCAACATCATTTTTCTTATTTCTTTCTTAAATTGTGTATTGTGTAATGCGGCGGGATTTGTTTTAATCTCTTCAACATCAATAGGATGTGGTAATGGTAAGTGACATGAGTTTGTGAAACCATGACCTAAATGTAAACTTACGTTCAACCACTTAGCCGCACAAAAACTACAACTTACCGAATTTAAATTTTTATCTCTCCAATTACTTAGTTCTTCTGACATATTTTGTTATTTAATATAATATAATTAATTTTTATCACTTTACGAATTCTTTAGGTACTTTCTCTAAAAAATTAGTGTTTTTTGATTCATCATAAATAATCCCAAGATTATTAACGCTTTCAAAGTCATATAAACATAAAATATCATTATAACTTGTTTTAGTTAATATTTTATTCATATCAACATTATAAAGTTCCCTTATGTCGTTTATGTTTGATGTGTTAATGATTATTGATAAATGTTTCATATCCACTTCACAATAATATCTTTGTTTTTCAAATTCACATTCAGGACTTGAACATCCTATAAAAAGACCAGGTACTTTATAATCTTCAATAAATTCACCGTCAAATACAAGGTTATTTACTTTTTTAAAATTTTGATAAAGAATTATTTCATTATCCTTTCTAACAACCGATAAAATAACACCTTCTTCAATATCTTGTTCTGTTACAGTTTGAAAGGTACACATATTAAATGTATCTTCAGGTTCACCTGTGGAGGTCCAAAATTCAAACGCAGTTGTCATAGTAGTTGAATTATATGATAGTCCCATGTTTTTACCTGGTTTACCGTATAACATACATATTTCATCTCTTTTAAAATTCTTTTCAATTTTAAATTCACAGGTTATGATAAAATTCTTCTCAAATAAGAATTCATTCAATGTATCATTATTGAATTTATTAAACTCAGTAACATATTGATGTTCGTGATGAGATGACATATCCCATCTAAACTTCATCCAATAAGGTTCTTTATAATTTATTATCATGTTTAATTTTTTTAATGAATGAAATTAACTCGGGGTGATAATCTTCACATCTCATACCTCGTCTAAATTCATATTGTTTTATGAAGTTAACAAAATCAACTTTTTGTCTGTCATAATTAATATCATCCGTCACAAATATGTCCTTAATTCTTATAATTTTTTCAATTTCTTTCATTGAAAAACCAACATCTTCAGGTAACTCAGCCTGATATGAATTCAAACTTCTATAGGTTGAATTGAATTTCATAAACTTTTCAATTCTTGTGAAATATTCTTCTCCGATATAACCTTTCAATAATCTATATCCTAAGAAATCTGGATATCGTAAGTATGACGTGTCTAAAATTAATGCTGAGTTCCAATATCTATCAGGATTGAAATGTTTCTTCTTAAATTCATATACTTTCTTAACAAGTTGTTCATATGAAAATATACTAAAGATATTGAAGGTTGACATAATAACGATACTTACTTTAGGTAAGGTTAAAAGTATCTTATCAATGTTATTAAATAATCTATCAAATTCTAAACCATATCTAACATACTCAGCTTGTTTACCGTACGCATCACAAGATGTAAATAAAACCACCTCTTTAACTCTCTCTTCACTTATAATTTTATCTAACTTAACAATTAGTTTATCAATTAATTCATCAGGAACACCTAAGTTGGTATTAATTGATAATTTAAGGTTTCTATTTGGTGTTTCGTTATCAATAATGTGGTCTAAAACTTTCCAAGTATCTTTTGACAATAATGGTTCTCCTCCCGTTATTCTGAACGTATCTAAACTATCGTATAGTTCAGGAAACCATTCCCAAAACGCCTCAACATATGGATTTTCTTCAGTTTGTTTATATGGAACGGTATCTCTATCTTCCATTCTTTTCATTCCATTAAATTCATATGATAATTGATAAGCACCAAACTCTTTGACTTCTTCCATCCATTTTGTGGAGTACTCAGGGCCACAATATGCACATTTAAAATTACATGTATTAGAGAAATTCACCTCAACATATTTTGGATTAAAATCGTCTCTCCAATTTGATTCTTTAATTTCATCAAAGTGAGGTTCTGACCATGGTTCTGAAGATTTAAAAACTCTATCAGAAAAAGAATCAGAATTATCTTCAACTTTCCAACAATAGTTACATTCTGTTGGTCTTTTATTTTCCAACATTTCACGTCTTGCTTGTTTCTTATGTTTACTATTATGTAATGCCGTTGGATTTCTTTTAATCTCATCTAAACCAACTTTATGTGGTTCAGGGTGATGACATGAGTGTGTTGTTCCGTTATGTAAATGCATCGTCACTTGTGTCCATTTAGCTAAACAAAAACCACAACCAACGGAATCTAATTTATCTTTAGTGATACTATAGTCAGTCATTTTCTTATAGTCATTTAAATCAACAATTTTCAATGATGTTAATTTATTTAAACTATCTTTTATATTATCATTTTTATCATTTTTCTTAAAATTAAAATAAGTTAAACAGTTATCACTTTTTGGTTGTTTCTCTAACTCAACAATATCCATAACACCGTCATAAACTGCAAAGTGATTAAATTCAATTTCGGTAAAACATCTGTGAGTTTCTAATAGTGAACTTGGATGGTGACATCCGAAATATAATGGTTGAAATGCGTAATCAATTAGTAAGTCATCTTTTACCTCTATCCTATCAATTAAATTGTAGTTGTGGTAAAGTTCAAAATGTGAGTTCTTTTCATAGATAATAGAAATTGTTATTCCATTATGTAAATCATTCACATTTAATTTGTAATCCTTATGACAGTGGAATTCAAATTCTTCTTCGGACTTTTGTGTCCAAAATTCAAAAACAAATTTATCTACTTCATAATCGTAACTAATACCAAAGTTTTTACCTGGTATACCTATAAACCCAATTTTTTGATCTTGTTGAAATTCTCTCTCAACCTTAAATGTACTATTCAGAGTAAAACTCCTATTCATTAAAATATTAGTATCATTTTCTGTACTCAAAAAATATGGTTGCTTATAATCTATTTTTAAACCTGGTAATTTATTTTTCTGTAATCTAATCCTATCGGATAAACTAATGTTTAAATCGTCCATAATAATTTTAACCAACTTAATTTTTTGATGTTGTATTAAGTTGTAAGAATAGTTCTTATTATACACCAAATACTTTTCCTTGAAATCAAAATAACAAATTAAACTATCTGTTCTATTTTTCTTATTACTATAAAATTTTTCAACAACATCTATATCCTCAACACCATTAAAAATACTAAAATGCATCATTTCCATCTCAGTAAAACATCTATGTCTTACTTGTTCAGTATCTGGATTATGTGCACCAAAGAATAATGCTTGATTTGTGTAATCGTCTATTAATGGGTATTCTAAATCTACTTCAAAGAATGGGATAAAATTGTGGAACAAAGTAAAATTCATTTTCTCTTTGTCATATTGAATAGTTATTATCATTCCGTTTTCAATATCATTTTGATTGATATGAAAGTCTTTATAACAATGAAACTTATCTTTACCATCTTTACCTTTGGTCCAATATTCAAATACGAAGGTATCAACCTCATAATCATAACTAATACCAAAGTTTTTACCTGGCATACCTATAAAACCAATCTTATCACTATCTTCATGTAGTTTCTCAACTTTAAACTCAATAGTAATTGTTGTACTTTCCGAAACCATTGGATTTTTATACTCAGGTTTATCGTCTCTAAGTAATTCCAACAACCACGGTTTTTTATATTCTACTAACATCTTTTCTCATTTTACAATTAATAAACATTGTGTTTGGATATAACGATTCATCAACACTATCAACATCCAATACTTCCAATATTTGTTTTAATCCATCTTGTTTATAATCTATTTTTCTTTGTTGCATTTCAGTAACAAATCTTTTTTCATTTTTAGCTGTGGTTTCTCCTTTTTTCCAATTACCATTAATAAAACCTTCATCTTCATGATGCATACAATAGAAATTACCTTCCTTTCTAATTGGTATGATATTTTCTATTACTTCAATATCTTCAGTTGTAATTTCAACGTTATCTGATTGATATTCTTGTGTTAAATCCAACTTTAGTATTGGTTCATTATCATCATTGAAAACTTCTTCTATGTCTTCAAAAAATTTATTGTATATTTTAACATCAGCAATTTTACCTTTGAAAAAATTCAATTGATTTGAACAATATCCTAAAATAAAAGGGTCAGTAAATGTATGTTTTTTTAATGTGTCTTCAATTAAAAATGGTTTATTTTCTTTAATTCCATTTTGATTAGTAACAAGTTCATCGTTTATATAAAAGTACATCTCCTTAGTCCTTTGATTATATGAAATTGTTACCCATGTCCATTCACTTTCATGTTTCTTAGCCCAATTATTATGGTACTTACTAAACATATCAAACACCGTCATATTAACAGTTCGTGAATTATTAAATGATAATCCCCAAGTCCAAGAATTATGTTTTCTTAAAATGGGAAACTCAACATATTTTTTTTCTTGGTCACCCACTAAAAAAATTGGTACCTTTTCAGGTTGTTGTTCCGCTTTAAATAAAACTGATATTGTGTGATTTTTAGTCAAACAATTACTAACCTCTTTTGTTGTAGGTAATAACATTGCCGAATTGTCTCCATTAAAATCGGCAACCATTTTATTATTATATGATTTGAAAATACGACCTGTGGTATAATTTTCAAAAAAACATCTATAAAATAAATCATCGTCTTCCTGACCCCAATCCCAATAATCATTTGAGTATCCATTTGTTTGATATGCCTGTTCTTTTGTAAATAAAACAACACCTCCGAAGTATTGGTCGTATCCTAAACCGTAATTGTATTTTGATAATTTTGTTGCAATATGTATTGGTGTTTTTTCAGGATAGGAATAGTCACATATTAGATTATCTTTATCTTCCGCTAACATATCCACATCATGCCAAGCCACATAATCACACCCATCTTCAAACGCATAATGAGCGGCAATATTCTTCATACCTCCTCTATTAAATAACTTATCATCTACTTGATGACCTACATAGAATTTATGTTCAATACCATTTTTTGTCAGATATTCAGATAAATGAGGAATTAATCTCTCAATATGTTCTTTTCTATTCCTATATGGAATACATATACCTAACTTATGACTCATAGACCAATATTAACTTCTAAAATATTTTTTACTCTGTGTTTACCGTGTTCTTTAAATTTCAAATCAGATAAACCGTCGTCCATTATTTTATTTTTATATACCTCATTATAAAATCTCAATTGATTCCATCTTGTTGCATCATCTTTCCATTGATTATTAACGAAACCATTTGCCTCATGTTTTAATAATTCAAATTTACATTGTCTTCTAAATGGTACTTTTATTTCTTTGAATTCTTCGTTGATGACATTTTCAACACCACAATCTTTAATAATACCATCATTATGATTACCTGATAAGTCAATCAATTTATAATTTCTTACGTAATTTGCATCATAATATATTTTTAACGAACTTGATGATTGATAATCACCGAAATCTTTTGTCAAAACTTCATTTGAATTTGTTGATATTTCTTTAACTTCGTCTTCAGTTAAAATAGTGTCAAAATATGCAAATGTATCAATTGATCCTCTATAATAATTTTGTAATCCTTCTCTATCAGGTTTACCGACTCCCAAATAAAATTTAGGTTCCTTCTTATAAAAATGAAGTTTCTTAAATGGTTCTGTTTCTCCAATAAATTCTCCGTCTTGGTAAACTTTAATTATATTATCTAATCTATCTAATGTAACTGTAATGTTAGTTCTATAATTTGTTTTAATATTAGAGTTAACATAAAGAACATTTTGTTTGTAATCAAATGCTGCGAAGTTATATCTTGAAAATGAATTATAACAAATTGCAAAATCATAACCTGGAACACTAAAAACCGTAAATTCATCTGATTTTCTTAAATGATTACATTCTAAATCATCAGGATAAAAATTAATAAAAAATGTCGCACTTGAATTAAAATCAATTGTATTATCTGATATTATTTTAGAATTTTTTCCATAGAATCTAAGTGTTTTACCTTTTCTTCCTTGGTTTTTATATTTTAAAACATCAAGAGGTACGTCTTTCTGTACGCATCTAAATAACAAATCGTCGTCTTCATACCCCCATCCCCAATACTTGTTAGAGTATCCATTAATTTTTTCAAACAACTCTATTGGAAACATAGTGACTCCTCCAAAGTACGTATCAAAAGATAATCCAGTTTCATTTTTTTCATCATCAATAAATGATGTTGCTAAATGTAATGGAACGTCAGAATATGAATAATCAACATCAATTGGTACCATATCAACATCATGAAACACAAGATAATCACATTTTAGTTTCTTAGCATACATGTATCCGATGTTAAGTAACATACCACGATTAAATTGTTTTGCGTAATCTTGATTAACAACAATTAATTCATATTCAATACCTTGATTTTTAAGATGAACATCTATTCTATCAATAAAGATTTTTAAATGTTCATCTCTTAATCTAAAAGGTACGATAACACCTAACTTATGAGATATCTGAGACATCAATATCGTTTTCTCCTTTAACTAATTTGTTATGGAACTCAGCCAAATAATATTGTGCTCTTTGATTCCATTCTTCTTTGTCAATTTCTTCAAACCAAATTGTTAATGCATCCAAAGAGTTTGCAATTTTTTCAAGTGCCTTAACTTTTCTAAGTTCAAGGTCTTGTTCTTTTTTTTCTTCTTTACCGGTACTCATATTGATATTATTTTTTTAATTAATTTATTCCAATTTTTATAATGACTAAATTCTGGTTTAGTTAAACCTAATTCAAACATGTATTCCGAGTTAACTAAATCTATTTTGAAATTTGTTTTTTTTAATTCTTTATACATTTTAAAATATTCATTTGAAAATGCATAATCTTCATTAAGGTTTGCAACATTCAACACTCTATCAATTGCTGTGGAATCCCATTTGAAATGATGTACTTGTACTGAATGTGTTTCAACCGGTGCAATCAATGGATGTGACCAACCTTGCCATCTCCAAGTTGTGTGATCCTCAATTTTAGCATAATGTTGTCCTGATGTCACATCAACATAACCTTTCATTACACATATTTTATTTGGACAAGCTTTACTCATTGGATATCTAAAAAATCCTGCGTTTGGAAACTGTTCCCATATTGATTGATTGTCTTTTAGTTCAACAAACTCACCATCTATTCCAATTCTATCTATAAATCCACCTCTTACAAGGTCCCAATTATTTTCTTCACAATCTTTTACTAATCCACGTAAATCATTATTTGGATATAAATGAAATTCATCAATATCAGCTATAACAAACCAATCAAATTGATTGATTTTCTTAACGTAATTATATAATTGTGTTACCTTTTCCCAATCAAAAATTCTTTCGTTAACAACTATTTGTATTTTTACGTTATCGTAATTTTTTATTACTTCAGATACATCACCACTAATTGATGGGTGTAAATCCGTTTCATAAACCGCAATTAAAATCTCATCAACCTGTTTTTGGTAATGTTCAATAAAATGTGGGAGTAAAGATGCTCCGTGCCCAATAACTGTTAATAATTTAATCATTTCTCTTATTAATTACCGTTATACCACTTGATGATGGTTTGTTAGGTAATATACGAAAATTATATAAATTAATCAAATTATATAAGGGGTTTTTTTCTAATTCCTTAACTAATTTAGATGGTCCGTCAAATCTGTGATGGTCTTTTTTTGAATCTTCAGATATTAATAGGTTTTCCTCGTAATTTGGATCGGTATCGTGTATAATGATAATTCCTTTATCTGATAAAATATTTGAATACAAATCAAAATCCAATTTAACTCCATCATATGAGTGATCCCCATCAATAAATAAAACATCTATCTTTATATCTTGTAGAACAAAGAAATTATAATAAGCATCTTCTGATGTTGATTTAATTAATCGTGGTTGGAATTGTTTGTGATAGTATGAGTTTTCATCCTCTAAATCATTTGGTCCTCCGATACCGTTACAGGCGTCAACAATATAAGTTACTCCGATATCTCCCCAATTAATATCGGGGTTACCTTCAAAAATATTTTGTTTGTGTAAATCAATTCGTGCTTGTGTCATAATACGGGGTATAAACCCACCTCCCGACCCGATACAGACACAGGTTTTTGCTCTCATATGTTGTATCAGTGAATAAACAACAAGACCGTCACCCATATGTTCTGTGGTTGCGCCGTGTGTCCATCTATATGGAACAGGTTCACCCCCATTTGTTGTGATATTTCCTGTTATGAAGTCTTGATTGGTTATCATTAAGATAATATAAGAAAAATATTTCTATAAACCAAACCTTTGTTTTTGTGATTCATAATTTTGTCTAATCTCCGCAATAGATAATTCTCTATTATACACACTAAACATACCATATTTACCTACTTTATTTTCACCAAATGTGTAACGAGCCATCAATGTTACAGTTCCAATTTGTGTTCCACTATTTCTCATATACAAATGAAACCATTGATTTGTTGGTAGACTTTGCATTGAAACGGTCGTTGATACTCCGTTTAAATACCACTGGTCCCAGTCGGTTCCTGTACTACCATGCCAAACCCATCCATTAGGCGAACCTGCTCTAGCATCTAATAAATAATTTGTGGTATTATCATTAATATATGCCCACAAACTAAATGTTTTATAATTTCTTATACTAGAAGTTAACCCATATGTACCTGTACCTGAAAACTCAATACAACCTCCATTAGAACTACTATATGTTGGGCCACCTATAAAATTACAATATCCATTATACCCACCCACATCTTGCCAATGGGTTGCAAAATCATAAGAAACTGTTCCTATAATATAGTCACCACTATCCGAATGATTATCATCTACATATTTTTTTATTACATAATGATTATCATCACTATCAACCAATAATATCTTTGAAATTCTTGGATGATGTGATGCAACTGCACTACCTTCAACATATCTCCAATATCTATGTGCACCAATTGGTGTTGTTAAAAATCCTGTTCCTGTTTGGTATGAGTATTCGGAATTATTTGACATTACCCCACTAAATGCAGTTGTCCATGTTGAATTATCATCACTCCATTGTACTGTATAGTTTGCACTTCTTAATCCGTTAAAAACTGAATATGTTTTTACTTTAACTATATTCTTAGTTGTACTATATGATAAGGTATTACCTGCATCTAAATGATATATTAACCCATTTGTTATAATATCATTTAATTGCTGTGATTTAACAATATTAACATCATACTTATTTCCATTTATATTAAAAGGCATATTATAATCCGTATTTAGTTTTTTGTGTATTATATAATTGTTGTACTTCTGGAAATGTTAACGCTCTATTCCATATTTGTACTGAATACATATTTCCTTTAAATATTAATCCACCAAATCTTGTTCCTAATTGTAATTGGTCTCCATTATCATTTGTACCAAAATTACCTTTAGTATATTGTGAACCGGTTGCGGCTAATTCTCCACCATACCAAGTTGTTTCAGTTGCACCATCCAAAGTCCAAACTACATGATATATTCTATTTGCTTGCCAATCTCCATCTTTATGAAATGCACTATTACCTTCATTGTATGTTGGAAATGTCCCATCGGTACCATTTCTAGTATAGGTGTGGATATACCCACTTTGATATATACCCAATTCATAATTACTATAATGTTTAGAAATCAATGCCTGTCTATATGGTAAACCGTTTTGTGGAACACTAAACCAACATGATATTGACATTTGATATTGCATTCTTAAACTTGGTGAATCGGATATATTGACCCAGTCATCTACACCATCAAAATATATACTACCAGCATTTGCACTTTGATATACTGCACCTCCTACTAATGTTCCATTATTACCATATCCACTCATATCATACCATGTTCCACCACTACCTGGATATGAATTTTTAATTGATGCATCTAAATTCAAAACCAAACCATTGTGTGGTATTCCGGTTGAACCCAATGTATTTGCAATTGTGCTATTGATTATATTTCCATTTACATTTATAGGCATATCTTATAATCCAAATTTTGTTTTTTGTATATTGTAATTATGTAATATTTCATTTAGTGATAAATCCCTATTATATACTCTAATACTATATAAATTTCCAGAAAATGGTTCTAATGTACTCGCCACATCCGTTCCTATTCTATAATTAACAGATGTTGCAATTGATGCGTTTAATGTTGCGGTATTTGATAATGAACCATCCAAATAAAGTTTTACTACACCGTTTGAATCACGAGTAGCCACCATATGATGTGTTCCAGATGTAATTGGTGCTGATGCTGCATAACACGACCCATTTATGTATATTCCATATTGTCCCGAAAACCAAATAGTGTTACTTGTATTTCCAGGTCCATAATTACCAAATAATGCACCTCCGTTTGCTCCTGTTATTGTATAAAAAGATTCAATAGTAAATGATTGATTTCCTGATATTATAGACGCTGTATTTAATTCAATATAATCATTTGAACCATCAAATACAATACTGCCACCATTTGTTGAACTAAATGTTGGACCATTTGTTAATGTACCATTAAATCCATTTGCGGCTATATCGTATATAGTCGTTCCAATTCCGTTATAACACGCGGGTATTGACATATCGTAATATAATCTCAAACCACTTAATGTTATATTTCTATATTCAAGTGATTTAATAATATTCGATGTAACTGTCGTTCCACTTATGTTTAATGGCATATCTATAAATATTTGTTTTATTAAGTTAATGGAACTCTATTATCTTCATTATACTTTACTGTGTTAATCCAACCCCTACTATATGCTTGAGAAACAATTTCATCTTTAGATCCAGGTATTGATTCATTTATTTCAAAAAATTTATCTACCGCAATTTTTACAATTTCATCAATCGCTATTCTTGCTCTTTCTTTCATGGCATTTTCTACCCAATCTTGTGGTTCGTAAGCAATATATTCCATTGCTAATTTTTCTGTGTCTGTTAATGTTACTGTATAATTCATATATTTTTATTTTTTATTAATGTAATAGATATCCGTAAAATTGACTATATCGTTGGGACGAAGATGTATGCATGTTTCCATTAGTACCATAACCAGAAACTTCTATATAATCTCCTGCTGTTAAACCAAAAACCCATGAAGGAAAAAATGTAATATATTCTGCAGCTGCCGTTGGTAAAGACAATCTTTGTTCGGTAAATACTGAACCATTTTTATTTAAAAAAACGAACATTGTTCCAGTAGTACTGATTTGAAACCAACCCTTCCATCCAAATGCGTAAACTCCCGTAATAGGTGCGGTAAATCTAGAGTTAGCTGTATTATAATGGTTTCCTCTATTAATCGTTGCGGTTTCATAAGTTAATTTTGTGTCACTACTAGGTGATTGATTTTCAGTTTTATGAGCAACAAATGATGGTTGATTTGGTAATGTAACATATCCACTGTTAGTAATCTCCAATCCTGTTGTCCACGATATAACACCATCTGCCGTACCATTACCAGCCATACCCATAGAAATTCCACCACCATCTTGTCCAATGTATGTTGCAGGTTGTGATGAATTTCTATATGCAAAAACCCCACTTGCATTTGTATATGCGTTTGATGATAGATATAATTGATTTTGCGTGTTAGTATTTGAAAACAAAACCTGTCCTCTTGGAAACACAACACCACCATATTGCGCTGGCCCAACATATGAATAATTTGTTGATCCTGCTGAAATATTACTATTTGTAATTAATGGCATATCTTATAATTTTTTAAGTGTTTCCACATTCAGTCAAGTTTATATTTATAAAGAATATGCTCTTACTATAAAGTAAAGATATCCATTACTATTAGAATTTCCGTAATTGTTTATCCAAAGGGTTCTACCAACACTAGGTACCATAACACTACTTTTCCATATACCATAGTTTGGAGTATATCCATCGGATTCACCATTATAAGTTAATAAAGCAACATCTCCTTGTGTAAGGTTACCAAACTCACTTGCAGGATTATTTCCTCTAGTGTCTACCCAATTTTTTTGACTTCCAAAATTAAATCTAGTTAACATAAAATTTTGATGGTCTGATATGTTTGCTGTGATGAATATATCCGCCAATAACCATCTTGCGGTGGCCGGTATACTTACACTACCAACTGTATATTGTGCATTAATAGTAGCAGTATATGCAATATTTGTTGCGGTTGGTCCGATTGGAACCATTTGAATTATTCCCGTACCGTTTTGCCTAATTTGTCCTGAAAAATTTACATTTTGTGAACTATCTATTGTAATAGCTGCGGTGTTGTTTGTCGCTAAATACATAGAATTGGCACCTTCTGCATGTAATGTTAAACCTCCATCTAAATTTGAATAAAAATATGCTCCATTTGCTCTGTATTGATTTGATGGTGTATATTGACTACCAAATAACGCTACACCTGCTGAGTTGGTACCAACATCATTTCCTAATTGAACATTTGAATTTGAAGTTGATAAAGTGTTTACAAATCTTGCAGTTAAACTACTACCACTTACTAATAATGAACCGGTAATAGTTGTTGTACCACCTATAGTTGCTATTCCTAAATTATTTAATGGCATCTCTTAAGATTTTTTAGGGGTAGCAACATTAGAGTCAACTTCGGTTAAAGCAAACTTGTATACTTTACCCTTCTTATTATTATATAAGAATAAATCATCTTCACCTTCCACTATTGTCCAATCACCAATTCCGTTGTTTAAGGATAAATCCGATGTATAAATTGTTCCCCAACGTGCAGTTGCTGAACCTAAATTATATGTTCCCGTTGCACCACCTGGTATAATACTACCTGTTACATTCATATTGGTAGTTAAAGAAACAACTGTACCACTATCTGTGATACTTGAATTACCTACTGTTGATGCACTTGTGAATTTAACTAACGTATTATTAGTTCCTGATACCGATACTGATGTTCCACTAGAACCTGACGTACCAGAACTTCCACTAGAACCTGAAGTACCAGAACTTCCACCAGAACCTGACGTACCTGAAGAACCAGAACTACCACTAGTTCCTGAAGTTGCAGCAGTGTATGAGGTACCATTAATTAATAATGAACCTGAGACACTTAAACTACCTGTGAATTGATGTAAGTCATCATTTGTGTCACCGAACTTAGTTGATCCTGAAGAATACATAACAGATGAAGTTACATATGTCATATATAATTCATCCACAGTAATTGCACCTTTCACTTTTAATGAGCCGGTGATTTCAACATTTTTAGTTGCAGACCATATAGACCCTGTTTGTGCAAATATTGAATCTCCACTAGAACCTGAACTACCAGATGAACCACTAGAACCTGAAGTACCACTTGTTCCGTTAATACCTGATGTACCACTTGTTCCTGATGTTGCAGACGCGTATGATAAACCACCAATTGTAATACCATTTGTAAAATTAGCCGAACCCGATACAATAATATCATCGGCAAAAACAACACTATTACCACCTGAACTTAATATTTTAAATCCATCTTGAATTAGAATATTTCCTCTAACATCAACCGAACCCGTTGTTGGGTCAATTAATATATTACCGCCACCAGATGATTTTAATTGAATGTCTCCGTCGGCAGTTTGAAATGTAATTGTATCTGTACCACTTTCTAAAATCTTAATTGATTGACCGTTGTCAGTTGTGATTTGTAATTCTTGATTTGTTGAACCTAAAACTTTTTGTCCGTCAATATATAATGATGCACTTGATAAATATAAGTGTCTAAATGGATTTGTTTCACTACCTAAGTCATAAGATCCACTACCAACAGGTATTAAAGAACCACTAAATGTTTGGTTACCTTTAAATGTATTTGAACCTGTGGTTGCAAATCCTAAGTTTGTTCCTTGAACACTTGAACTTACAATTCCACTTCCATTTAATGCTGATGATAAATCAACCGCTCCACTAACTAAATGTCCACCCTTAACGATGTTTACACTACCCGATACAGGTGATGAGAAATAAACATTAAGATTATTATTATCAACCGATTGTATTTCACTCGGTATTATTACTCTACCATTGTTATCCCACACATTAACAACAGGATATCTTTCATCTAAATTATGGAATACAGACCAAGTTGTTGCAGATGCAAATGTTTCACTTTTACCCCCTATACCATCTCTACCACTTGTACCTGAAGTACCTGAAGAACCGTCACTACCTGAAGTTCCAGTAGCACCACTTGTTCCTGATGTACCACTAGTACCATTAACACCTGATGTTCCACTTGTTCCCGAAATACCACTTGTTCCTGAAGTACCCGCAGTTCCAGCACCACCCACAGTTACACTCACCAAACCTATTTGATTTGATGGGAAATAAACATTTAAATTATTGTCATCTATTGCTTGTATTTCACTTGGTATAACAACATATCCATCACTATCAAATACAGTAATTGATGGATATCTTTCACCCATTTGGTGATTGAATGACCATGTTGTTGATGGTGTACTAAAATTTTGTGTTTTTGTTTGTCCGTCTAATATAACCGCATTTAACGCGTGTGATGCTGTTAATGCATATGATGAACTACCAGCAAATTGTGATGATACAGATGATGTATAATTGTTAAAATCTGTTTCATTTAATTTACCTGTACCGACAACTTCACCATTCAAATATAATGAACCTGTAACTCTTAATGCACCTGTAAGGTACATATCTCCACTTTCATGAAGTAATAAATTTCTATTACCATTTCTACTGAAAACTAAACCATCAATATCGGTTGTTAAACCTCTTGCAGCACCAATTGTCCAATTCTCATTAGACCAATTAAATCTTATACCTGAAGCTACTCTATCAGGTGTATTAAAACTCGCTTCATTGTAAACTGAACTTGATGGAACAAATGCTTGAACATTTGCCACAGAGTCTGAACCTGAAATTACTAAAGATGTTAATGATGTATTACCTGTTACTTGTAAAAGTCCATTTACTAAAACTGAACCTGTAACTGTTTCTGTACCGTTTAATCTGATACTACCACTTAGATTTATTGAACCTGTATTCGACGCGTTGGTCACAATAGCTTCCTCAACTGTTGGGGATAATGCACCTGAAACGGCCATAAATATTTTACCGTCACTTGTGTTTAATGCTAACTCTCCTAATTGTAAGTTGGAATTGGTCGGTTTTTGACCGGATACACTACTTCTACGTAGTTTTACTATTTGTGCCATATGTATGGAATACTTAAAAATCTATGTGGTATATACCACGTTTAATGACCTATATAGGTCTTTTATAAATAGTTCTTATAAACAAAAAAGGAGACTTTTTTATTGTCTCCTTCTGTATAATTTATTTTCAAATTAACAACCATAAACTAATGATCCTATTACTCCACCACTAATTGAATATACATTAGGACCATAAGTATCTGCAACATATGCATCCGCCACAAAGCTAGTTAAATATATGTTTTCAAATAAATAATATCCTCCAATAGTACTAAATCCAGAACTATTATAAGCGGTTTGTGCTTCTTCAGTACCTACATAAACAATTTTTTCTCCTGAACCATTACATGCTGATGTTATTGTATCCCCTCTACCATTAAGTGTAATTGGAAATCCTTGAGGTGCAGGTGTTGGTGTTGGTGTACTGGTAGGTTCTGGGGTTACAGTTGGTGTACTAGTAGGTTCTGGAGTTACTGTAGGAGTCGGTGTAGGTGTACTAGTTGGTACTGGTGTTACTGTAGGAGTTGGAGTTGGTAATGGAGTTGCAGTTGGTGCTGGTGTTACTGTTGGCGTACTAGTTGGTAATGGTGTTACCGTCGGTGTACTGGTTGGTAATGGTGTTGGTGTAGGAGTTGCCGTTGGTGCCGGTGTAACTGTAGGTGTACTGGTTGGTAATGGAGTTGGTGTAGGTGTACTAGTAGGTAATGGAGTTGGTGTAGGGGTTGCTGTTGGTGCTGGTGTAACTGTAGGTGTACTGGTTGGTAATGGTGTTGGTGTAGGAGTTGCCGTTGGTGCCGGTGTAACTGTAGGTGTACTGGTTGGTAATGGAGTTGGTGTAGGTGTACTAGTAGGTAATGGAGTTGGTGTACTAGTAGGTACCGGTGTACTAGTTGGTTCTGGTGTTGGGGTACTAGTAGGGACTGGTGTTGCAGTTGGTTCTGGTGTTGGTGTACTAGTTGGTTCTGGTGTTGGGGTACTAGTAGGGACTGGTGTTGCAGTTGGTTCTGGTGTTGGTGTTGCGGTTGGTGCTGGTGTCGGGGTTGGGTCTGAACAATTGAATAAAATAATATTTGTTGGGTCAACATCAAATGAAATATAAAGATAAGGGTCAATTGTTAAGAAATTATCCGTATGTTGTCCTGGTTGTAATGTAATGTTTGTTATGTAGTTACCACAACAATCATTTCCACTAAATTGCCAGTTTACTGCACTATTATTTGTTAATGTACAACTATAACATTGTGGGGTTGAGGTTGGAGTTGGAGTTGATGTTGGTTCTGGTGTTGGAGTACTAGTTGGTACCGGTGTTGCAGTTGGTTCTGGTGTTGGAGTACTAGTTGGTACCGGTGTTGCAGTTGGTTCTGGTGTTGGAGTACTAGTCGGTACTGGTGTTGCAGTTGGTTCTGGTGTTGGAGTACTAGTCGGTACTGGTGTTGCAGTTGGTTCTGGTGTTGGAGTACTAGTTGGTACCGGTGTTGCAGTTGGTTCTGGTGTTGGTGTTGGAGTTGCAGTTGGACAAGGTATATTAAAAATACATGTTTGATTAAAATCAGCAAAATATAATGAATAATCACCTAAGTAATTTTCGCTAATATAATCGTAAGGAATTATTTGTGAACCTAAATCAATTGTTCCGCCGCTACAAGGTGAAAATGTAATTGTGGCGGTTTGACCACTATAGTTTGTTGTTAATATTTTTATTACTGTTGCCATTTCTATTTATACTTTAATTTTATTTTTAACATTGTTCGCCAGGTGCAAAACCTGTTACTACACCAGTGGATGGATTTACGTTCCACAATGATGTGTTTATGAAAACATAACTATATCCAGTCAACGCATTCGGGAATGTATCAACATAAATTATACATCCAAGTCCGAATTCAAATGAATCGCAATTTGAATATAATATTTGAGGATTTAATGATGAATTACTACAAGCCGCTTCTGCTGTGTTTCCATAACCACAACCTATGTATGAAAATGTTGGTTCTGGTGTTGGTGTTGGTGTAATAGTTGGTTCTGGTGTTGGTGTTGGTGTTGGTGTATAAGTAGGTTCTGGAGTTGGTGTTGGTCCCGATCCTCCACAAGCAATTGCATTATATTCTATTACATAATCCACTTTACCACAACCATCAGGACCACCTGCAATTTCTTCACGTAAATCAATTCCATCACAGAATGTTCTTAATACTGTACCAGGTTCAGGACAAGGTGTTGGTGTTGGTGTAGGTGTTTCGGTTGGTGTTGGTGTACTAGTTGGATTAGGTGTTACTGTTGGTGTACTAGTAGGTTCTGGTGTTGGGGTTGGTGTTGCTGTTGGACATGGAATAGTGAATGTGCAACTTTCATTATTACTCACAAAATATAATAGATAATCACCTAAGTGATTATCATCATTACTTATGTGATTGTAAGGTAACTCATGACTACCTAAATCAATTGTTCCACCACTACAAGGTGAAAATGTTATTTGTGCAGTTTCTCCACTATAATTTGTTGTTAATATCTGAACTGTTGTTGCCATTTTATTTTTATATTATATCGTTGTTATTTCGTAGTTTATATCACAAGTCATATCAAATGGTACGACACTATACGTAATGTCACAGTTTTCACTAGATGGTACCATAAAATATGTGATATCACAAGTCATATCAAATGGTACAACATTATATGTAATATCACAAGATACTATTGGGGTAGGTGTTGGTGTACTAGTTGGTGCTGGTGTTGAAGTTGCAGTAGGTTCCGGTGTTGCAGTCGGTACTGGTGTTGAAGTTGCTGTTGGTTCAGGTGTTGATGTTGCGGTCGGTAACGGTGTTGGAGTACTAGTTGCTAATGGTGTTGCAGTAGGTGTCGGTGTACTAGTTGGCACTGGTGTACTAGTTGGTACTGGTGTTCCTGTTGGTCCATTATTGCTATTTGGGACTATTCTAAGTCCTCCTGTAAATCGTATACCCATAGTATCCTATAAATAGTTTAATTTATTAATAAGAATAAAAAAAGGAGGATTTTTACGTCCTCCTTTTAATTTTATTTTTTTTGTACATTAGAATGTACCACCATCTATTGTATCAGTAAATACTAACCCTCCGTCGGATGATTTGTAACTTAAGAAACCTGAAGCTACAGTACTTCCTACCGTTGTTGAAACTTCACCAAATACGTTGTTCGCATTTTTGAAAGTAACATTAGATTTTGTACTACTTACTAAGTCACTACCATCAGTTGATACAGTTAATGTACCTGCAACTACTGTATTACCTGATACTGATTCAACTGTGAACTTATCTGTATTGAATTGTAATGTTGTACCACTATATTTCAATAAACTATCACCGATTGTATTGTCGGAAGATGCAATTGGAAATGTTCCACTTGTTAAACTTGTTTCACTTCCTAATGTACCAGCTGTTGTTCCAATTACTTTACTTGAATTGTTAGAACCATCAACTGTTAACCAATCATTATTTACTGAGTCCCATAGTAAAGAACCTGATTGATCCGCTGAACCTGAATCATATCCACTGATACCTGCATATCTTTGGAATGGTGAATAAGCGTTTACTAAGATAATATTATCACCGATTTCAACTGTACTTGATTGAATATTAACGTTTGTTGATGAACCTAATACTTGTAAGTTTCCTGATACAAATAGATTACCACCTAACATTGTTGCTGAACCTGAACTTACTGTTAATGAACCTGTGATTGATGTGTTAGAATTAACTTGTAGACCCGCTGCTGTTACCGATGCAGTTACTGCACCACTTGCAATCTTGTCTAATTGTAATCCTGTAACTCCACTTGCTGGAATGTTATATAAACCTGCACCATCACCTGTAAATGAACCTGAAATAGTTCCTGTTGATGTTATTCCACCTTCTACATTTAATACTGTTCCGTTATATGTTAAACCACTTTGACCTTCTACTAAACCTCCTGTTCCTGTTGCGGTTAATAAGTATCCATCAACGTTGTTGTTAATTGTTGCTGCACCTGAAGTACCTGAAGAACCTGCGGTTCCACTCGTTCCAGATGAACCACTAGAACCTGATGTTCCTGATGTACCCGCTGTACCTGAAGTACCTGATGAACCTGATGTTCCTGATGTTCCTGAAGAACCTGATGTTCCTGAAGAACCACTTGTACCAGAACTTCCTGATGTTCCGCTAGAACCTGAAGAACCTGATGTTCCTGATGTTCCGCTAGAACCTGAAGAGCCTGATGTTCCACTTGTACCCGCAGTTCCTGAAGAACCACTTGTACCAGAACTTCCTGAAGTACCTGATGAACCTGAAGTACCACTAGAACCCGAAGAACCTGATGTTCCACTTGTACCGGCCGTTCCTGAAGAACCACTTGTACCTGACGAACCACTTGTACCAGATGAACCATTAGAACCTGAAGTACCTGAAGTACCCGCCGTTCCTGAAGAACCACTTGTACCTGACGAACCACTAGTTCCTGAACTTCCTGAAGAACCACTAGTTCCAGATGAACCAGAAGACCCACTTGTACCTGAAGTACCTGCAGTTCCTGAAGAACCACTTGTACCAGAACTTCCTGATGTACCAGAAGAACCAGATGTACCTCCGGAACCTGATGTTCCTGAAGAACCATTACCACCGACAGTAGCAATTACTTTACCTGCTTGAGCAGATTCAAAGTAAACTGCTAAATTATTACTATCTTGAACTGTAATTCTTGTTGGTATGATTACATTATCGTTTACATCAAATACATTGATTGCTGGATATTTGTAACCTAAATTATGATTGAATGACCATGTTGTTAATGCAGTAAACACTCCTGTTTTTGTTTCTCCTGAAACAATTACTGCGTTCATTGCGTGAGATGCGGTTAAAGCGTAGTTTGCATATGATGCGGTACCTGCGAATTGAGAACTTGAACCTGAAACATATGAGTTAAACGCTGACTCATCTAATTTACCTGTACCTACAGTAACACCATTTAACATCAATGAACCTGTGATGTTAACTGAACCAGTGAATTGGTGAGTATCGTCTAATGTATCACCAAATCTAGTTGAACCTGATTGATATAATATAGATGATGTTACATAATCAATATGTAATTCTTTTGCTGTTAATATACCATCAATATATGTGTCACCATTAACTCTTAATGCACCGTTTGTAATAGATGCACTTACACTTCCACTAACTATTTTATTTAATTCAAGACCTGTAACTCCACTCGCAGGGATATTATATAAACCAGAACCATTTCCTTGGAAGTTAGAACCTGTTGCAACAACCACAGAACCACTTACAGTTAAAATTGAACCGTCAAATTGTAAGTTAGATTCACCATTCACTAATCCATCAACTCCTGTAGCGGTTAATAAGTAATTGTTTGTATTGTTGTCAATTGTCGCCGCTCCTGAAGTACCTGAAGAACCCGCAGTTCCTGATGTACCAGACGTACCAGATGTACCCGCAGTTCCTGATGAACCACTAGAACCTGATGTACCTGACGTACCAGAACTTCCTGAAGTTCCACTTGAACCACTAGTACCAGACGAACCACTTGTTCCTGAAGTTCCTGATGACCCACTTGAACCTGATGTACCTGCAGTTCCTGATGAACCCGAAGTTCCTGATGAACCACTTGTTCCACTAGAACCTGAAGAACCTGAAGTACCACTAGTACCTGATGTACCAGAACTTCCTGATGTACCAGAACTTCCTGATGTACCAGAAGAACCACTAGACCCACTTGTACCAGACGAACCAGATGAACCTGATGTTCCTGATGTGCCAGAACTTCCTGAAGTACCACTTGAACCGCTTGTTCCTGAAGAACCAGATGTTCCAGATGAACCTGATGTTCCACTAGTTCCTGATGTACCGGCTGTTCCAGATGAACCACTACTACCCGAAGTACCTGAAGTACCTGCGGTTCCTGATGAACCAGATGAACCTGAAGTACCCGAAGATGCTGCTGTATATTCTGTTCCGTTTATAAATAAACTTCCTGTTACATTTATTGACCCACTTACATTTGCTTGATTTAATGTTGCAGTTGTACCACTTAAATTTGTAATGGTCATACCTGAAACGGTATTACCTTCTAAGTTACCTGTTAAATCCAATTTACTGTTACCAACATTATCATTATTTAAAATGTATAATGCTTGATCATTACTTGAATAAAATGGTGTACCGTCTAAAACTGAACCGTAAGTTCCCGCTACAATTGTTGGTGCAGCAGCTCCTGAGTAAATTTTAGATACAGCATTAAACGCACCTGCAACTCCTTCATTACCTATTACCGGTGAACCGATAAAGATAAAAGGACCTTGTAAGTCGTTAACCGAACCTGAAGCGATGATTAATTCACCATTTCTTGCCGTTGTGTTTTTGAGGGTTGATATCGAACCCCTCCTGTGTTTGATAATTTGTGCCATCTATTGTGTGGTTTTTCTTTTAGATAAATACTTTAGTTTTAATCATCTACGAATTATTTCTATTATTTTTTTATAAATTATTCAAAATTTCCTAAATCAATCACTGTATTATTACTTCCTGAAGTCGTTTCATTAAAAATGACCTTTTCACTATTGAATTTTAAGGATGCTGATAGTATTTGAGAGTTAATATATGCCTGAACAATATTCATAGTTCCTGATACAATTAATGAATCCATTAACAAATCAGTTGAACGTAATGTGGTTGTACCATTAACTATCAAATCTCCATCAATTATAACCGAACCTGTTGTTTTTAATGATCCTGTAAATTGATGAGTATCGTCTAATGTATCTCCGAACTTTGTTGATCCTGACTCATACAATATAGAAGACGTTACATAATTGATATTTAACTCTCTTGCAGTAATTGTACCGTCAATAACAACGTCAGTATTAACTTTTAAAATACCATCTTCCAAAGAAGCACTTACACTACCACTAACAATTCTATCTAATTGAAGCCCAGTAACTCCACTTGCCGGTACGTTGTAAAGACCCGCACCATCACCAACAAATGAACCACTTATAGTTCCGTTGTTAACAGTTAAGTCTCCTGTATTAATAACTAAATCACTGTTTGTTAAGTCAACTGTTCCGTCAAACATGTAGAAATTGGAACCGCTTGTTAAGTAGAACGATGAGCTATCCGTCATAATGACGTTAGAGTCAACAACACCTAACTGTGAAGTAATATCTAACGAACCAGTAATTTGAACGTTATTTGTTGTAGCCCATACACTTCCTGTTAAGGCGAATAGACTATCACCTGAAGAACCAGAACTACCAGATGTACCAGAAGAACCACTTGTACCCGAAGTACCTGAAGAACCACTTGTTCCAGACGAACCACTAGTTCCTGATGAACCCGATGTACCAGAGGTTCCTGAACTACCACTAGTTCCTGAAGAACCACTTGTTCCAGATGTACCAGAACTTCCTGATGTACCAGATGTACCAGATGTACCAGATGTACCTGATGTACCGCTAGAACCTGAAGTACCAGAACTACCGCTAGTTCCTGAAGTACCACTAGTTCCACCAGAACCTGAAGTACCAGAAGAACCACTTGTACCAGATGTGCCGGCACCACCTACAGTTGCAACTACTCTACCTGATTGAGGTGAATTAAAATAAACTTCTAAATTATCTTGGTCAACAACATGTATATCTGAAGGAATTACTACGTTATCATCCGCATCAAATACATTTATTACGGGATATTTCTCATGTAAATTATGGAAGAAAGACCATGTACTTTGATTGATAAATGATTGTTGTACGTTTGCACCTGATACAATAATAGCATTTAAAGCATAAATTGCATATGATGCGGTACCTTCTAATGAACCTGTAATACCATCACTAACATTTAATGAACCCGTAATTTGAATGTCGTTTGTTGTTGACCAAAACGATCCCGTTTGTCCAAATAAACTATCTCCACTTGTACCGCTAGAACCTGATGTACCAGAACTACCAGATGTTCCACTAGAACCTGATGTACCACTCGTACCGGATGTTCCTGAACTACCCGATGTACCAGAAGTACCACTAGAACCTGACGTTCCACCCGTACCACTTGTACCTGATGTACCATCAACACCACTTATACCAGATGAACCACTTGTGCCGGATGTACCAGAACTACCAGATGTTCCACTTGTACCAGAACTTCCCGATGTACCACTAGAACCAGAAGTTCCAGATGAACCTGAAGAACCGCTTGTACCAGAACTTCCTGAAGTTCCACTTGTACCAGACGAACCACTAGTACCTGATGTTGATGCATTATAAGATGTTCCGTTGATGATTAAATCTCCACCGCTAATTTCTAATCTTGAACCAGTGATATAAACAGAGCCAGTGAATTGGTGAGTATCGTCTTGTGTATCACCAAATTTTGTACTTCCACTTTGATATAAAATTGAAGAAGTTACATAATCAATATGTAATTCTTTAGCTGTAATTGTTCCATCAATGTATGTGTCACCATTTACTCTAAACGTTCCGTCTGATTGAATGGACGCACTTACACTACCACTAACTATTTTATTTAACTCTAATCCCGTTACACCTGAAGCTGGTATGTTATATAAACCCGCACCATCTCCGAAGAAAGCTGCAGTAATAAATCCACCATTTTCAATAATGATATTACTACCACTTGTTAATATTAATGATGAACTATCAGTTAAAAATAAACTTGAATCAAAAATACCCGCTCCACTTGATACTGTTAATGAACCTGTAATTGATGTGTTTGTATTAATTTGTAAACCATCTTCGTCAATAGATGCTGTGGCACTTCCACTAGCAATTTTATCTAATTGAAGTCCTGTAACCCCGCTTGCTGGAATATTATATAAACCAGCACCATCACCAAAGAAAGCTGCGGTAATGAAACCACCATTTTCAACATATATATTTGATCCACTTGTTAAAATAAGTGAACCACTATCAGTTAAAAGAATATTAGCATCACTTACACCCAATTGTGAAGAGACACTTAAAGAACCTGTAATTTGAATGTCGTTTGTTGTTGCCCAAAAAGAACCTGTCTGAGCAAATAAACTATCACCACTAGTTCCTGATGAACCAGATGTACCTGAACTACCACTAGTTCCTGAAGAACCGCTTGTACCTGATGTACCAGAACTTCCTGAGGTTCCACTAGAACCTGACGTTCCTGAAGTTCCACTAGAACCAGAGGTTCCTGAACTACCCGATGTTCCACTAGTACCTGATGTACCAGAACTTCCTGATGTACCGCTAGAACCTGATGTACCTGATGTTCCAGAACTACCTGAAGTGCCAGATGAACCACTCGTTCCACTACTACCAGAAGTACCACTAGTACCTGATGTACCACTTGAACCAGAGGTTCCTGAACTACCCGATGTTCCACTAGTACCTGATGTACCAGAACTTCCTGATGTACCACTTGTACCGGCAGTTCCCGAAGACCCACTTGTACCAGAACTACCTGAAGTGCCTGATGTACCTGCAGTTCCTGAAGAACCACTTGTACCTGATGTACCACTAGAACCTGAAGTACCAGATGAACCACTTGTACCTGAAGAACCACTTGTACCAGAACTACCTGATGTACCACTAGTACCTGATGTACCAGATGTACCGCTAGAACCACTTGTACCTGATGTACCACTAGAACCTGATGTACCACTAGAACCTGATGTACCACTAGAACCTGAAGTACCACTAGAACCCGAAGAACCTGATGTACCGCTAGAACCACTTGTACCTGAAGAACCACTTGTACCAGAACTACCTGATGTACCACTAGTACCTGATGTACCAGATGTACCGGAACTACCACTTGTACCTGCAGTTCCAGATGTTCCGCTAGAACCGGAGGTTCCTGAACTACCCGACGTTCCACTAGTACCACTACTACCTGATGTACCACTAGTGCCAGCGGTTCCTGATGAACCAGATGTACCTGCGGAACCTGATGTTCCTGATGAACCATCAACACCACTTATACCTGAAGAACCACTTGTACCAGAACTACCTGATGTACCACTAGTACCGCTTGTTCCAGATGAACCAGAAGTTCCACTAGAACCGCTTGTACCTGAAGAACCAGATGTTCCACTCGTTCCTGATGTCATCGCACTAAATGTAACTCCATCTATAATTAAATCACCACTATTAATGTTTAATGATCCTGAATGTATAAAAACTGAACCTGTGAATTGGTGTGTATCATCATCAGTGTCACCAAATTTAGTTGAACCTGACGAATATAAAACAGAAGATGAAACAATCGTTACATTATACTCTGTTGCGGTAATTGTACCATCAATGAATACATTTGTGTTTATTCTTAAATCACCTCCTTCCAATGACGCACTTACACTACCTGATGTAATTTTAAATAATTCTAATCCCGTTACTCCACTTGCTGGAATGTTATATAATCCACTACCGTCACCACTAATTGTACCTTCTTCAACATTTAACGAACCAGTTATTTGAAGGTCATTAGTTGTAGCATAAAAAGATCCCGTTTGTTGAAATAGTGAACTTGCAGCCTGAAAATCTGCTAATTCAGTAATCGTATTACCAATAATATCATCAATCCAATAACCTAAATTTGTAAATGCTCCTTCGTTTTGTTGGAGATTTCCCAATTTAGCCGCTCCATCAATGACTTCATAAAAGATACCGTTTTGATTTTCATCGGGGAAATTATTCGGTGGATCATAATTAGAATTTATATATTCTCTTAAATTAGTATCTCTTAATTCAATAATTGCCTCAGTGTCTGTAATTCCCGTAACCCCTATAACATCATACATTTTTGATGTTGGTAACGCAAATTTCATACCAATAGTGATATCATTTGCGTTATATAAATTAAGATTCAAATTTGAATCGGGATATGCACCTTGTTGGGGTATGATTGTGAAATTACATATGAATGACATGTAAACACCATCGTATGTGTCTAAAGAGGAATATGTTTCGTTTGGTATTGTTGTACCAAAATCTATACTACCAATTAATAATTTGTCAGGAGCCTCTAATGCCATTTTATTTTTCTATATTAAGTTGTTATACCAAATGTTATTATTACGTTCGTACTTCCTCCCGTTGCCGCACCTGTGTTTGCTGACGATACGGAATATAAAACCATACCGGTCCAATTACCACCCGAATATTGTTGAAAAACACTGTGTTGAGCAGTGCTAGTTGCATTTGGTGATTTAGATAAAACCTCCGTACCATTAACACCATGTGTCATTATATTCACTATAGGTTGTGATTGTAAACCACTTGGTCTACCAATTTGTAATCTATTTGTTGTTGGTATTGTAAATGACCACCCTAAAGCTTCAAGAGCTGATTTATTTTCACCATTAGGACCTAAAACACTCGCAATTGGTGTAGTGGCATCGGTGGATCCTCCTGTCATATTCAATACCACCTGATATCCTTTTATTGTTGCATCAACATATAAAGGTGATGTACCAGAAGTTCCTGAAGTACCCGCACTACCGCTAATTCCTGAAGTACCTGATGTACCATTAATACCCGATGTACCTGACGTACCGTTAATACCTGAAGTACCTGATGTTCCTGAGGAACCGTTAACACCTGATGTACCTGATGTACCATCAACTCCCGATATACCTGAAGTACCTGAAGAACCATTACTACCACTAGAACCTGAAGTTCCGGCACTACCACTTATACCAGATGTACCTGAAGATCCGTTACTTCCTGACGTACCTGATGTACCATTAATACCTGATGTACCTGATGTACCATTAATACCTGATGTACCTGATGAACCTGAAGTACCCGATGTTCCATCAATACCAGATGTACCTGTAAGACCTGGTTCACCTAAAACAATTAATAAAAATTCGTCATCACTTGATGGGTCATTACCTCCAACGGCAATTTGTGATACTGTGTAGTTCTCAAAACCAGACTCATATGGTGAAACTGATGTAATTTGTAATATTTTAAAAATTGATGGGTCAGTTGCCTTAATCAATTTTAATATTGTACCGTTAGTTAAACTATCTAAATAAGTTGAAAAATCAACATTTGGTGAAAAACTAAAATTTCCAAAAGATATACTTGTTGTTGATAAACCCCAAGAGGATGTGTTTAATTTAAAATATCCGTTATTTGGGTTAACATTTGTATTTGTATTTGTATTAAACTTCCAAATTGCTAAATGTCCTTGATAACCATCGTTACCTATTGTACCTCCACCTGTTATTTGAACTGTTATATTTCCTCCACCATTATCAACTACAGTTGCACCACTAAATGTGATTCCTGAAATATTTGTAATTGGTGAACCACCTTGTTCTTTTACATAAATTGATGATGATGTTCCTGAAGAACCACTTGAACCTGATGATCCGCTTGAACCTGAAGAACCGCTTGAACCTGAAGTTCCTGAAACTCCTCCCGTACCACCACTTAAGATATTAACTCTCACATCACCATTACCTAAATTAGTAATTGATGCACCCGAAAAAACTATTCTATCAACCGATGTAACAGTTGTTGAGTTGTCGGTTACAGTTAATGCAGTTCCACCACCTCCACTTGTTCCACTTACGCCTGAAGCATATAAATTAACTGTCCAATCATTATGAGCACTACCACCTGAAACTTCAGTAACTAAAAATCTTAATGAACCGTTTGTTGGATTATATGAAATTACACGACCAATTAAATAATCGTTTATATCATATGCAACAATAATCATCTGACCTAAAGAATAGGAAAGACGTAAATCAACTGTTATAGTAATTTCACTTCCGACAAATTCATCAATGTCATCAATGTATGTTGTTGAAGTTGTTAGATAAACCGCTCCTGAAGTACCTGACGTACCAGAAGAACCTCTAGCTCCCGATGTACCCGAAGTACCTGATGTACCAGTTAAACCACTTGATCCTGATGAACCACTTGATCCACTTGTTCCTGATGTACCGTTAACACCATCTAATCCATCACTACCTGAAGTACCCGATGAACCAGATGAACCGTTAGTACCATTAACACCTGATGTGCCCGATGTTCCTGAAGAACCTCTAGCACCAGATGTACCTGATGTACCGCTAGAACCTGTTGCACCGTTACTACCTGATGTTCCTGAAGAACCGCTTGAACCTGAGGTTCCACTACCATTACCTGTTATATTATTACCGTTTACAATTAAACTATCGGCATATATTGTGGATAATGGAGTTGACTCAGAACCAAGGTTGACTGTTGACCCTGATGGAACATATTCACTATTGATTTGGTCCCAATTAATCTGTTGTAATGCCATTTTATGTAAAGTCTTTTACATAAATACTTTTATTCTACTTATGAGCATAAAAAAAGAGGTATTTACCTCTTTTTTTTTCTAAATGTGTTTTTTTATTATATTAATTGCTTCTTCGTCACTCATAAAATCAACTCCAGCAACATATACAGGACCCGTATCTAAGTTTTCTTTTTTAATATAAACCGTAGGTAATGAGTTATGTCCAGTCTGATTTACTACCTCGTTCCAAATTTTTTGGTTATTTGTAATTTCAATTTCAGTATATGGTATTGATTCAATTCTCAATCTTTTTTTTAAAGATTTACAATGAATACAATCATTTAAAGTAAATAAAATTATAATATTAGACATAATTCTACAAAGTATCTAAAATATTAGTGTATACACTATCAATATTAGCACCAACTGAACGGTTTACTAATGTAGTTCCGTTATAAATCATTACGGTTGGAACTGTAGTAATGTTTAATTCTCTTGCAGAATCCATATTTTCTTCAATATCCAATTTAACAAAGGTAATATCTGAGTATTTGTTTGACAAATTTGATAACCTTGGTGTTAGTGCCTTACATGGACCACACCATGTTGCTGTATATTGAACTAATACTTTATTTCCTTGTGATAACAATTGTGATAATTGTGTTGCGTTTACGTTTTGCATTTTTTAATTTTAAAATCCTATTTTATTTCCTTTTGAGGATGTTTTATAGACTTCAGTGTCTATGTTATAAATATCAGCTAAGACCATACCTTCCTCAACTGTGTGATTTTTTTTCAAAGATTTCAAAAGTTTGTTGGTATCGTCAACTGAAAGTCTCTCAAATTTATGTTCGGCGATTAAACGACCTTTACGAAGTAAGGCTTGGTCAATTTTTTCTCTCTTCATATTGAAAGTTGCAATCACTTGAATATTCAAACAATCTCCCAAAATACCATCCGTTAAGTTAAGGATATTAGACACTCCTGCAGGTGAACCATTACCTTCTCTATCTGAAATAACCCTTTCCGCATCCTCAATAATTAGAATTGAGTTCTTATGGTCCATTAAAAACGGAATGATTGTTGGTTCAGATAACATCTCAGCCATTGACGGTGGTATGAAAAGTATGTCTTTATCTTTAATTAAACTTGTGAGATATTTGATGTAAGATGTCTTTCCCGTGCCAGGGTCACCGTGAAGTAAAATAATCCCTTTGTCGTTTGTCTTGTTTAACCTATCAATAATAACCTTATGTATTTTTTTAAAGTCCTTACCATAGTTTAATTCTAAATCAATTGGTGGTACCATTAAATCATAGTCTTCGGTATCCAAATGACCCATTTCACTTTTTACCAATTGGATACTTGCCTTTTTCTTTTTTGTTTGAAATTTTTTCAAAGAATCCAAATCAAGTTGATTACCAATTTCTCCATTTTCAATAGAATAAGCAAAATCTAAATTAAGATTACCTATTGTTAATTTGTCAACAGATGTATTTGTTTTAACAATTATTTTTTTATCCTTATGTACAAACATAGATTGTGAAAAAGAATCATAACTTCTATTATTTGTTAATATTCTCAATTCTTCCACAAAACCCATCTTCATTAATTCGGTAATAACCAAAGGGTTATAAAGAATTTTACTATTACTAAATTTTGACGGTAATTTATCAAATAAAATTACATAGTACTGTTCCGTTGGTATTTCATTGCCGTAAACCGTATCGTATAGTGGGTAATTAACCGAAAACTTTTTTTCCATGTGGTAAATGTAACAAAAATAAATTTAGAAATAAAATTAATTCAAACAAATCTTTCCAAAATTAGGATACTCAATAAAAATATTTGAGTTTTCTCCGATTGTAATGTCTATGTCTTCTGTGGGTCTAACAAAAGGTTTTTTGTCTGACGTAATTTTCAATACTAAAATTGTTTTTCTTAATAATTCAAATTGTTCTTTGTTTAACATTACTTCACCATTTGTTTCAAAATTTTTTTGTGAAATTTCTGATAAATGTTTATAAAATAATTCTTCATCTGCGTTTCCTAAAAAATATTCACGAGCCTCTTGGTTAGTTTCAAAATAATGTTTAACTGATTGAATATATATTAAAACTTCGGGAGATAGTTTTTCCATTAAGGTTTTTGAATTTGTTCCAAAGTTAATGAAACTGCTGTATTTCTCCCAAATATTTTTATTTCTACGTCAATCTTATCTCCCTTAATGTCAGATATAACACCTTCAAATGTTTTAAATGGACCTTCTGAAACGATAACACTTTCTCCAATAACAAATTTTAATTTTTTACTTTCAATATGTTCTTCTAATGTATCGTCTTTTAAGATTCTACGAACATCGGTTTCTTTTAATAACAATGGCATCTTATCACCCATCATACCCATAATATTTGGAATTGTTGATATTACTTTCAATTGCTCTTCCATTAATCTTTTTGGTGCTTCAAAATATAAGTAACCACTATATAAGACTTTTTCTCTTATTACTTTTTTATTTTTAACCACAACAAACTCTTTCTCTGTTGGACACACGAATCTAACAATATTACTAATCCTTCCAAGAGATATCTCTTTATTAAATTGTTCAGTTAATGATCTTTCTTTTCCTGGTAATACTTTTACCACATACCAATTGTTTTCCATAATTTTTAATATTATTAGTAATTCATTATTAAAACTTCAATTCCTTCGTTTTGTGTTCCGTCTTTTTTAGCTGCCGCAGCCTTTTTAAAACTTTTTTCCGACCATTTATATTGTTCCTTAGGGAACCATTCTAAAAGTTTTGGAAACTCGTAATAAGATAAACTAAATTTACCTTTCATATTTTTTAAACACGTGGCTAATCTTTCGTGAGTTTCAATTGTAAAAATATGATTTGAATAATATCCTTCAGTTTTATAATATGGTGGATCCATATAATAATATGTTGTTGGTGAATCATATTTTTCAACAACATCTTGGAAATCCATATTTTCAACAAATGTAATCTTATCAAAATGTTCCCTATATTTTGGGTGTTTCAATTTATCCAAAAATATTAAAACTTTACAGCGATATTTTCCTTTATAATCCATATACGATGCGGTTTCTGGTTTTGAACCTGAAAAAACTTGTGTTAGTACATAGATATACTTACAAGCAATCTCTAAACTATTTTCATCGGTAATTACTAAATCATCATTGAACACTTCTTTCTGATATTGATTAAACATCTCAGCGTACTCAGGTGGTGTGTCCTCAACTTTCAATTGTTGACATGGGTATTTTAATAGTTCCGTATGTAGAACATCATATTGTTTAGCCCATTTCATTAAATTAGAGTTTAGTCTATTATAATCATTGTAAACTACTGTCTTTAAATTGGGGTACTTACTTAAATCCATATTAAAGAATACCCAAAACATACCTGAAAATCCCTCTACATAGGTTTCAATATCTTTTGGAATATGTGGTACAATCCATTTACCTATACGTGCCTTACCTCCAATATAACTTATCATTTAACATTATTTATAATAAAATATACTCAAAATATTTTAAAAAGAGAAATTAAATGTATATATTTTAATATGGGATGTACAAAATGTAAAGAAAAAAGGGATATTAAGGAGGAAATGATAAAGTCGGGAGAATTCATAAATAAGGGAATCATTTGGTTTGCTATCGGATGGTCTTTACTTGGAATTTACGGTTTAATCACACTAATATCAAAAATATTATGAGTAATAAAAAATATTCAATAGTTCTCTTTTGTAATAAAAAGAGAGTTAGTGTTTTATACAGTTGTATGAAAAGAACAACCGTATATGAATATTGGAGGGAATTTAAAACTCAACTTAGACCAAGGTATATAAAACAACAAACTGGTACAAGAAAAAATAAGGATTTATTATATGAATTAGCTCTCATATTTCCTAACAATAGATGGGCAACCGCAACATGGGTGAAGGATAGTTTAGGTAGAAATCAAGAAGCAAAAATAGAAAACGATAAATTAAGAATAAAAGAAATTATACCCTATTGGAAAGAGGAATTAATTTATGATTTTAATTTGAAAAAAAGAATTAGGTATCATCAAATGTTAGAATACATTCTTTCAATCTCAGAAATTACACAAATTTTCATATTAAATAAAAATCTATTTGTACAAATTGAAAATGATGTGAGACTTTTTGGTAATAAAAATAAAGAGGACGCTGAGAGATTACTTGAATTAGTTAGAGAAGATTTAATAAATAAAAAAAGGGGTAATTTCTTTTTTGTAAAAGACATTAACACCCATCAAAGAAAACTTCTATATAAACTACTTGAATCTAAAGGATTTAATCGTAGAGAATTATTTAGACACTACTCGTATTAAAAACAATATCTACACCACCTATTCTTATACTAAATGTATTTTGTGGTTTATCCATCTTCCTACCGTATTTTTTTTGTATGAGTTGGAATGTTTTCATAAAATCCTCTTCTGACATTTCTAAAACTATTGTGTTAGTTTCGGTCTCACAATTTATTTTTTCTAATAAGTCAGATATAATTGCTAATTGGTTTAATAAATCACCTTTTTTTTCCATAACCTAATATCTTTAATATCTTTTCTATTATAGATATCCTCTTTTTTGGTTTTGGTTTAAACATTTCTGTTTTATCCAATTTTTTTATTTCATTAATCATCAGATTCTTCTGATTCTGTATCTCCATCTTGTCCTTCTCCATCTCCTTGTCCAACCACTCCTTCGCTTGTTGTAATCTCTTGTCCATAATTACTCATTAGATTTATGTCTTTTAATTTATCTAGTGACTCATTTTGAAATAACTGTTGTAATTCCTTAACTTTTTGTTGAAATAATCTTTGTTTCTCCTCTTCTTCTTTATTCTTGTGAACAATTTCATTTGCACACGCAAATACGACATCGTAACCATTTTGTGTTGATTGTGTAACTAAAGAAATAAGATTAAACTTTTCATTCTTATCTTGAACTTTAATTGATATTGAACTATACGGTTTTACTACCTCATCATATTTCCATGTCAAAGGTAATTTTATATCTAAACTAACATTCTCTTGAACTTCTCTCAATGAATGAAAGTGTGGTCTTAATGTTTTTATATTTTCAAACACGTTGTTAAATTAAAATGTATGTTATTATGAATGATAATGAAATCAATAATAAAGTATCTTCAACCTTAGTTAATTTCATTTGTTCGGGATTTTCTTGTGTAAGTTTAATAACAAACTCAAGAAAAAATCGTAATGTGTATATAATACTCAATACGAAAAAAAATAGTTTAATCTGTTCCATCATGTTTTTTCATTTCTTCAAGAATCTCTTTACGATATACACCAATCAATTGTTTAATTTCTTGAGCGTATTTTCTCGCCCTAATTGATGCACTACGATTACCTTTCTCATATACCTTTTGAGTATCCACCGACATCTTCTCTACGAGTTCCTTGATTTTCTGTAGGGTTTCCATAATTTATTTCGGTTTTTAATACGAATATATGGAAAAAATTTTACTTTTTCAAGTTTTGATCTAACAATTTATATATTTCAGTTAACATGTCCAATTCGGACCTGGTTTTCCTATGTTCAAAATGGAATAAAATATAAAAGTATTCCTTTATTCTCATTACATTACCATCCAATTGATTATAATAATATGCCTCCAAGAAAAAACTCCAAAAATAATTGTAGGCGGTTCCCCTTTCTTTAAAATAAATTTTTTCGTGACCGAAATTTTCTATGGTTTTATCCCAACACCAAGTAAAGTGGTTTTTTTGGTCGGTTTCGGTATCAGTAACCTCAGGACCTAAATAGGTTTCATTAATTAAATCATATAATGACACAACAAATTCATGAAAAAGTTCTGTTTTTTCATAACTTACATTGTAAGCCTTAAACCACACATCAATTTGTTGTCTATAATTTTCGGAAGTTATAAATTCCAAATATCCTTCTTTATGTTCCATAACTCATTATATATTAATAATATAAGGAGAAAAGAAAATAAAAAAAAGGATATTACTGAGTTTTCTTATCGTAAGTGAAAATCTTTTTCATTTTCTCCAATTCTTCATTAAGAACATTTGTGAAACTTACTTTAGACTCATTCATTGTTGGTACAGCCTCTTTTTTATATAATACTCTTTCTTCCTTATCTTTTTCTCTATCCTTAATTTGTTTTTCCATTTTTTTAACGGCGTCTTTTGATGCAACTACATTAGCAACATCTTCAGAACTATTACCCATTAATTTATCACCTTCAATCGCCATCTTTAATCTTTTCTTAAATTGTTCAGATGGTTCATTATCATAATCTAAATTTTGTAAACCCGCAAAATTCTTTGCAACTTCCTCATCTTCTTCTTTGGTATTTTGTCTTGCAACTTTTTCACCTTTACCTATTTGTTTAGGGAATTCAGGATTGTCGTTACCTTCCACAGAAACCGCTTTTTTAATTTTTTGATCAACATCTGACAAATTAGCTTTATTTTCTTTACCGCTTTCAGTATGTGCTTTATTATATGCATTTAAACCTGGCACCGATTCTGTTACCATTTTAGCAATTAATTCTGTCAATTCAGTTTCAGTTAAACGTAATATTTTCTTTTTCTTAGATTCATTCATTTCACTACCACATTCACAAAGTTCTTTACCACATTTTTCACATGTTTTCTTTTCTTCTTCCATATATGAACCACCACATTCATCACACTCTTCCTCTTCTTTCATTTCTTTACTCCAACATTCTTCTACATCATATTCTTTACCATCTACTGTAAATGTTTTTTCACCTGCATCTTTTGCGGATTTAAGAGCTCCTGAGAATGCATTTCCTTCCATTGGTTGTTTTTCTGTATTTTCCATATTGTCTGTTTCTTCTAATTGGTCATTAATTTCATCTAATTTGTTCATCATATCGTCATGTGACTCATAAACACCTTTCTCTATAATCAACTCTTTTCCTGGATGTTTTTCTTTGTAGTCAGGTAAAGCTTCTTCAGCCTCTTCTTGAGATTCAAATGTTGCTAAGGGTAAACCTTCACATTTAATGTGATATTTCTCCATTTTACCCATTTCATTATCTTCCATTATGGTTCTTTTAACCTCCTCTGAAATTACTGATTCTATAATTTGTTTTAATTCACTTACTTTCATATCTAAATAAATATCTGTTTAATCTCATTTAATACAATATTTTCCACCTCTTGATGTGAAATTCCGTATTTTTTTGATACATGTGTTATTGCTTCTTGTATTTCTTGGTCTTCTTTAATGAATTCTATTGCACCAGTATTACCTTGATTACAATATGGGAACTTCTTACACTTCTCTTTAACCTTGACAAAAACACTATCTGGTCCTCCCCATTTAGGAAAGTTTTTATCTTTAACCGCTCTACCTTGATATTCACTACTTGGTCCGTCTATCTTTAATGGATTCTTACGTCCTCCCTTTGTTGTCTTACCAAATGCCGGTACATCAAATGCACCTGAAGATGACGAAGTTGTTGCTTCTTCCACTTCCTCTTCTTCGTTTAAATCCATATTTGGGATGTGTGATATCTTTCTTTTAACTGTACTTGATTTACCAAATAATGGTGCTGAATATGCTCCTGATGAACTTGAGTCAGTTTCTTTAGCTTCAATCTTTTTCATTTTCGTGTAGTATGATGGGTCTTCCGATAAATGGTTTGTATCAATTTCGTGATTCTTTTCTTTATTATCAAAATTATTTTTTATTAATTCTATATGACCTTCTCCCACAGTCGCTATAACTCTATAACCTTTTTTCCTATAATTTTTAATTTTGGTTACTAAATTTTTATCTCTAATATAATTGAAGACATCGGTTAATTTACTCAATTCAGTCTCAGGTTTTCCTGTATCTTTAGGAAAACACAAGTTATACATTAGTTCAATATCTTCTTCGTCTGGTGTTTTTGGGTTTTTTATCCCAAAACTTTTTATCCATTCAATTCCTTCGTCATTTAATAAATGTGACATTTCTTGTGGGTAACTGGTTTGTCCAACAATAATCACATAAATCGCTGCCATTACTTTGTTAGGTGATAATGACGTTTCTGATTGCATTTCTTTAAAAAGTGATGATTTTGGATTTGTAACATTTGTTTCTTTACCATCCCAAGAATCATTTATAAAATTGGTGAAATATGTTTGTAATTCATTTTGAATTGCTTCTTGTTCACCTCCCTTTTCATATATGTTATCATCGTCACCACCCTCACCCATAAAAACTATTTTATCATTTGGGTTGAAATTTTTTTTAACATAATTTGAAACCTTATCAACATCATCCATGTTATAATGTTGAACTCCAAAAATTAAAGAATCTCCAATTTTTAAAATTTTCATTACTTAACCGATTTTAATGCACTCTCCCAAAATGACTTTCTTTGCCATAATGTTTTAAATAATTCAACCACTACCTTAGTTGATAGGTCAACTATCTTATCGTCTATCTTTTTAACCCCTAACTCATCTTGAATCATTTTAACAACCATTTTATGTGCCTGTGTTGTTTCCATAAAAGATTTAATCTCTTTCTTGGTAATTCTTTCAATTTCTCTTTTATCTTGTTCTGTTAGTGCCATTATTAGTTATTGTTTCTTTTTGTAATTAATGGTTCCATTGCAGTTTTAAATGTTTCCTCAAATTTAGCCAACTTTTCTAAAGCGGTTCCTGTTTCTGTAGTTAACTTTAACATATCTGCATTTATATAAACTCCGTTTTCCTCACCAGCAATAAATACAAAACTAACGTCATCATCGGTTAAGACACCATCTAATCTAATTTGATTTTTATTAATTGTCATTCCAGGTTCAAAATCAACGATTTGTGAAACTTGTTGTCTAAAATTATCAATAATGGCTGAAATTGCTTGTTTTTGGTCTTCCATTAATTGCATATCCGTTTCATCCGTAGATAACATATTAACTTCAACATCATTAATAACTATAAAATCGTTTTTTTGAGTTTGAGTTTGTTCTGGTTCTTGTGTTTGTTGAGTTACTTCTTGTTGCTCTCTTAGGACATTCATAGACGTTTTTGATTCATTAAGTTTCCTTATTGTATTCAACATCTTTTTAGTGTCGTCATATCCTGTCATTTGGTTGTTTTGCATTGTTAAAAAATATTCTAAAATTAAACGAAGGGTTTATATCTGTATAAATACTTGAAAAGTTGGATTTACATACAATCCCGTGGAAATTTGATGCTCTCTCTATATATCCTTGAGATGGTACTATCTGTTTGAAAATAAGGTGTTTTTCACATAAGTCTTCACATAACTCCGCTAACGAACTCATTTGACTATCAGTATATGAATCCCAAAAATAGTAATTCCTCCAATTTTTTATATGTGGTTCGGACCTATATGGGTCGCCAATCCAATTATTAAGGACACCAGTGATGGTATTTTTATTTAACCACCCCAAGTTCTCAATTGCAATTTTAATCTGTTTTTTGTCAATTGTGGGGTCATTAAAGGTATTTGAGGTATGGTTGGTATCAAACAATTGATATATGACCCCCAATTTAGAAACAACAAAATGGGGAACATCTTCATATTCCCCATTCTTCCTATATTTTATCTTATTTAAAAAGTCGTCTAATCTTCTTTGAGTATCGTATAAAAAAATTTGTGATTTTTTTGTTTTCTTTTTTGTAACATTCAACTTTTTCTTATCTAAAATTTCTACGTCTTGGACTAACATTTCTTGATATCACATTTTTTGGGGTCGGTGTTGGGGTTATTATTTCTTCTTCGGACGACGGTATTATAACTTGATTGTTTTCCAAATCATATATTATTTGATTTGGATTGTTATCATCTTTTTCCCAATATAAATCTTCTACTTGAGATTCTGTACTATAATCTATTGATTCTGACGTTTCCATTACCACCTCGGTTTCTAAATCCTCCGAAATTACCAAGTCTAACGTTTGTGGTTGGAACTCGGTTAAATTTTTTTTTTCATCTTCTTCTGAAGATGTGTCATCAATTTGAATTTCGTCTATGATTTGATTTTCCTCTTCTATTGATTCTTGATTAAATTCGTTAATTGCATCTTCTAACAATGAAGTTGGTATTTCATCAACAAATTTTTCGTCAGTGTAACCCTCTGCAGGGGAGTTAAAAAAAGAATTTTCTCTTGCTATAACATTTATTTTATCCAAATATGTTGGAGTTGGTGTTGGTGTACCTGTTTCTGTTGGTGTGGGTGTTGGTGTAGGTGTATCAGTAGGTAAAGGTGTTGGAGTTTCGGTTAAGACCAACATGTCACTAACCGGTTCTTTTTTCTCAACCTCTTCATTATATTTTTCCGCAGCCTGAGTTAAAAATTCATTAGGTGGGGGTGGGTTAAGTAACACCTCTTCTAATTTTTTTAAATCATTTTCAGATAATCTAAGTCTAGATACTTCTGCAACAATATCTTTAGCCTCTAATGTTATTTTTTCATCCACAACTTCATCTTCATCAATATGTGGTTTCGTGGTTTCAATCTCATCTTTACGTTTATTCATTATTAAACCATTAAAGGCAATAATTAAAGCAACCGCTAATGGGTCAAATACAATTACAATAATGAATATAAAAAATTTAACGACAGTGTTTAATTCTAATCCAAACGCATCGGCCACAAAACGAAAACCGCCAACTTCTCTTTCAATTCCAATATTTTTGTTTCTTATTGAATTAATTGAATCTGCGGCAATATTATTATCTTGGGTTAGTTTATTAATTTTTGCCGATATTGATGTTATTTCTTTATCTGCAGTTTTAACCATCTGAGTTAAACGAGATGTTGATCCATTTTTTTCAATAACTTTTGATAAGTTATTTTCTTGTGAATTACGAATATTTTGTTGATTAGTTAACTGTGTAGTATAACGTGTAATTTCAGATTCGTTTTGTTTAATTTTATTTTGATAAACCGAAACTTCTCTTTCAATTTTTTGTAATTCTAAATTTTGTTGTTGAAATGCATTTGAAAGATATCCAAAAATACCTGCCGATGTAATTAACATTAAAGTACCAACTGAAATAGTTAAATACCATTTATTAAATCCTTTAATATTATCCCATTCTTGTTTAAGATATGTTGCCGCAACTAATTTAGCAAATTCTAAAGAACCCGCCATAACCATTACAGATATTGCCGCACCAGCAAATAATACACCTAATCCTGTCACAGAAAAATAGGCGGCACATCCGGCAACAACAACCGCCGAAAGTCCAACCAAATATTTTAACCAATTATTCATAGTCTATAAATAGTTTAAGAGACCAAAACTTTCATTTCTTAGTTTCTTAATTGCCTTATCACGTAATTGTCTGATACGTTCTTTTGTACATCCAAATTCTTCACCTAAGTCTTCTAAATTAGATTCAACACCCGTAAGACCATAATATCTTTCTATAATAATCTTTTCTCTATCGTCTAAAACACTTAACATTTGATTAACTTTTTTCTTAACTTCTTCAGGAGAATTTAAAATTGCATCAGGACTTTCCGCTTCTCTATTTGGTATAATATCAATTAATTGGTCTCCCTCTTCATTAATTTCTTTATATAAACCTATACAATATGGTAAGTTACTATGTACCGGTTGATCGTTATTATAAACAAAAAAATTATCTTCTTCGTTAATTTCGTCTTTTTTATATTTTTGAGCTTCAGTTACTAAATTTGATGGGAGTCTAATTGTTCTTGCATTATCATTTAATGATGCCATTATTGATTGTCTAACCCACCATACTGCATATGATATAAATTTTAATCCACTTGTTGGGTCAAACCTTTCTGCTGCTTTAATTAAACCGATATTACCTTCAGATATCAAATCCATTACATCCAATCCTTGATTTTGATACGTTTTTGCAACTGATATTACAAATCTTAAATTACCCTTCACTAATTCATCATATAAATCTTTCCTATGTTCTTTTGTGATTCTTTTATCATTTAATTGACTGAAGATTTCTTCTTGTCTGATGTGTGAAATAACAGGTATCTTCTTAATATCTCTGATATACTGTTGAATTTCCTCTGGATTGGTGATGGTGGATTTCTTCATTGGTTGGTTAATTTAAATTAAAATGTATATATAAAAATAAGAAAAATATTTTACTTATCAAAATTGTCAAGGAAGTTTTTTTCCTCAGGTGTTAAAGACTCAAAACCCATGGAATTTAACTTATCTAATACCTCATCCAAATCAAATTCAATTGATTTTTTTTTCTTATATTCTATTTTTAACATCGCACTTTCAGGTGTGTCGTCCTTAAAAACAAAATTATTGATTGGGTCAGGTAAATTGACACTCACAATTGAGTTTCTTTCTAATAAAAAATAAAATTTAACACTATCATTTAAACATAAAAGGTAAATTTCTTCGGATAATTTTCCGTGGTCTAACTCGGAATCAAATATAACGATTATATTTTTACTATTTTCAACCACATATTTTACTGATTTAATTACGGGGGATTGACCTAAAATTTCTACACAAAAAAATTCCATGTCTTCGTAATCGTCAAATATTCCATATACAAATAAAATATATGTCTTCATACTAAGATATAGTATTTTATTTTTTCTTTAAATTAAGTCTCCAATAAACACCACCACCCAAAAATGGTGATAATGTTCCGTTTGTCCCATCTGGTCCGACTATGTTAGATACCCCGACACCTAATTTATATAGGTGTTTATCATCTTTATCTTTAAGAATAAACCCAAGACCAATTAAATTAACAACATTAGGTTTATCAAATTTTGCATCAACACCAAAATATAATTCATTCTTTCTCGGTAATGGTGTGAATATGGTATCTTTAATGACTTTTTGTTTTACTTTACTTGTGAATGAACGACCTAAAATTCTATTGTTAGATATTGTATCAAATAATGTAACTGTACCGATATTACCCGGTAATTCTAAAATATCCTTTTTAAATTGTTTATTTTCGGAGTATAATTTGACTATAGCTTCTGTATCTACTTTTTGAATAACCTGTACTTCAACTAATTTTTCAACTACAACAGGTACTTCAACTTCCACTTCAACCTCATATGGAATTGTATCATGTACTGCGTACGGTATTGAATCAATTTGTTTTACATATGTAATCCTATTTGGAAGATATCCTCCTGGATTAAAAAATTCTAAAATACATATTAATAATAATATTAATATTAATACGTGTCTGATGTCAAAAATTTTTTTCATGTTTACTTAAGAAGAAATAAAGATGTCATTATTACACCCGCAAAAGTACCAACCTTATAAAGAAAAGTTTTTCTTCGTTGTCCTTTTAATTCTTTAAATAAACTTTCAGATTTTTGTCTTTCTAAACCAAATTGTTCATCTTTTTTAGTGATGATAACCTCCAAATTAGAAATTTTTTGACTTTTGAGACTATCCTTTTGATTTAATAAACCAATATTCTGATCTTTTAAATTGATAACTTTATTTAATTCCACAATCTCCGACTTAGCTCCATCATAACGAAGTAAGTCTTGATAGACTAGTCTAGCAACTTTTGTTGATATGGTTACTTTAGTTGTATCTAATACTAAAACTTTAGTTGTATCTGTTTGCGAATAACTGCTCAAGCTCAACATTACCAATAGTGGTAATAGAATTAACTTTTTCATCTGTTTCGTTTTTAATTAAGGTTATGTTCTTTGTTACATTATTGATATTGCGGTCAACCACATCAATATCTTTATCAATTGTAACGATTTGTTCGGTGATTTTGTGATTTTCAACCTGAACAGAATCTATATCATTTTGGATTAACTCTATTTTTTTATTATATCCATCAACGTCGGTTTTAATTCCGGTTGTTGTAAAAATATTCCAAGCCGCCAAAACGATTATGATTACTAATAAAATGTTGGATTTATTTATCTTCATATCTATCTTTTATTATAAATATGAAGAAAGGGGGTTTTATCCCCCTTTAACCTTTATTTCTTCTTTTTAACAATTTCATCGATAATTCCGTAGGAAAGTGCTTCTTCGGACCCCAGCCATAAATCTCTGGTTGCGTCATTTTTAACTTGTTCTGCGGACTTTCCACAGTATCCACCTAATAACTCAAATAGGGTATCATTGATTTTTTCCCATTCCACCATAGTAATACGAGCGTCTTGGATATTGCCACCAGCTCCTCCTGATGATTGGTGTAACATAGTTCTTGAGAATCTTAAAGACCCTCTTTTACCTTTAGTTCCCGCACCTAACAATACTGAACCCATAGATGCCGCCATACCAGTGTTGATGGTTCGGATGTCTGAAGTAATATACTCCATAACGTCCACCATAGATAAACCTGATTTAACAGACCCACCAGGACTATCAATGTGCATTGTGATATCATTATGGTCAATACTATCTAAGAACATTAATTGAGCTTGTACGATGGTTGACATGTGGTCATCCACACCTCCAGCAACCCAAATGATACGTTCCATCATCAAACGTGAGAATACGTCCATAACGGTTACATTCAAACTTCTTTCTTCTAAAATATATGGGGTTAAACTATCCTCAACTCTTTGGTTATAACGATGTAAGTTTAAAGAACCAACTCCGTGGTCTTTCGCGTAAAGACCAAAATCTTTGTACTGATTAGGTGTCATGATTGTAAATTTAGTTTATTCACAAATATAATGTATAATTTTTAAACTAAGAAATTTTTGTTGTAATAAAATCTACAGATGAAACATTCTCTTCTTTCTTAATCATAATGATATTATCTGACCAATTACGTATTAAAGAATTGTGTGATATGACAAGAATATGGTCAAAATAGTTTTTAATCTTTTTGAAGAATTCTCCCACCATTTCAAGGTTCTCGTCAGCAATTTTACCGAACACTTCATCCATAACCACGATGTTAGGTTTAGGTAATGACGATATCTTTGTTAATACACTACGAAGTGCTAATGAGGATATTGTTCTTTCGTAACCAGAACCCGCATTAAGGGGTTTAACTATACGTGTCTCAGTATCTATCATAATAAATTCAACCTCGTTCTTATCGTTTATATTCATTTCTAAAATGAAGTGACAACTATCAACCAATAAACGATATAATTCTTGATTGATTAATGGAATCATATTTTTAAGAATAATTTTAGATATTCCATTCTTACCATATACCGTTAAGTAAATCTTGAATACTGCAGATAACTCTTCTTCTGATGTAATCTTTTTAATTAAGTCTTCATTAATACCAATCTTATCATTCATGTTTGAAATGTTGTTGGTGTGTCTTTCAATATTAGTATTGGTTTGTCTAATGTCTCCGTTTGCTGTTTCAATCTTTGTTTTAAGGGCGATTACTTCTGAATCAATCTTTTGATTCTCCTCAAGTTTCTTTTTATTATTTTCGTAATTGTCTAATCTTTTTTGTTTACCGTCAATCTCCAATTGTTTTTGTTCTACCTCCAATTCATATCTTTCTTTACGAAGTTTATTTCTTTCGTAATTTTCAAATTCAATTTTTAATTTATCAAACCCTTCAGATTGTTCTTTCAATAAATCAAATTGACTTTGATTTAATTCTATATCTTTAATAATCTCTTCAATTTCCTTTTTAATCTTTTCAATTTCATCCGTATGGTCTACTTCATCTAATGCTCTATTACAAGTTGGACAAACAGTTCCTTCTTCAAATTGTTTAATTAATTTTTCTCTTTGGGTTTTTTCATATTTGCACGCAACATCAATTCCTTGAATATTTGCCATTTCACCTCTTAGTTCTTTGTGTTCTTCTTCATTATAGAATTGAGAAGGTTCTATTACATTAACTCCGTCAGCATTTGTTTGACTGAGGTTTCTTTGTTTTGTTAAATCATCAACTTCTCTTTGTAATAAAACTGGATTAGTATTGATAAGTTCTTTATCTACGTCGTTGTTTCTTTTTAAGAATACTTCGTCTCTTTTCTTTTCTAACTTTTGTAAATCCTTTTCAAACTTACCTAATTCTTTTGTAAGTCTTACAATTTCACTTTCAGAATTGATTATACTTTCCTTATGTGTTTCATTATCAGTTTCTAAACTAATTTTATTATATGTGTTGGATACTAATTTCTTAGACCAATCATTGTACATCTCTTTAGCAATTTCTTCTTTTGCTTTAAGACTTTCTAAACCCATAAACTTTGTTAAAATCTGTCCACGAGCCGTTGGTTTAGATTCAATTAATTCTTCTAAATTATAACCGGTAGTAAGAATGGTTGATAAGAAATCTTCTTGTGTACCAATTGCTGAAGATATAAACGCTTCGGTTTCTCTTCTTTGTTCACCTGATAAGTTTACAATAGAACCGTCTTCGGCTTTCTTAAAAAATTCTAATTCATTTTTAACAGTGTATTCACCTGACTTACTCATCTTACGAGATGTGTTTCTTTCAATAACATAATCTTCACCATCAATTGTGATTTCACCACGAACACTTACGTCATTCTTATCGGTAAACCTATTGAAGATTTCTCCATTGGTTTTTGTTTTAGTGGTTGTATTAAAAAATAAGAACATTAATAAATCTACAGATGATGTGGATTTACCTCCGAAGTTCTTAGGTGTGGATTCAATTACTGTAATGCCGTCCAAACCTGTAAAATCAATAGTATTGTTATCACCAAATGAAAGAAAGTTTGAGAATTCAACTTTCTTGATGTACCATTTGTTATACCTGACCTTATTTTCATTTAATTTATCTATTTGAGTGTTGACCTTATTATCTAATCTTTCCATCAACTCCTCTTTAATAACTATGTTGTTATCCGAAAGAAAATCTTTCATCAATTTCTTTTGATATTGATGATCTAAGATATTGTCAGATGCCTCTAAAGACTCTAAACGTGTTTGATTAACGTTAGTTAAAGTCTTAGTGATTACCTGAACGGTCTTTGCATTATATTTTTTCTCAAAATAAGATTTCACCCTTCTGATTTTTTCAGGGGTGAAATTTTCGGGTACATCTTCCCAAGTTACTTTTATAAATGGATTACTCATTTGTCTTTTTTGTTTTATCTAACCACACATTACCTAATTTAACAAATATAGGATTAATTTCAAAACCCACAAACTCACAATTTAAATCTCTAGCAACAATTAATTCACCACCTGAACCTGAAAATGGTATTAATATTTGTGGAACACTATCTTTAGGTATTGATGAGGATATTAATTTTTTTGTTAACTCATAAGGTTTTTGTGTTGGGTGATTAATAATTTCGTGTTCTATATGATTTTTCTTTTCAGTCGGATGATACGCAGAATCACAATTTGTACAATAGAACCATCTTTCTTTTGCACCAGCTCCTCCAGCCAATGCTGACACTTTAAACACATCTCTTGGTAATGCACCATTATCATGTGCCTTATATGTCGTTTCGGTTTCACCTTTACTAAATCTTCCCTTAGTTGCCCTTCTTTTCTTACCTGCAGCATTTTTTAAAAAAGATTTTGTATACTCTTCTCTAACATCATCAGTATTGAATATCTTTTCTTTCCCTTTCCATAAATGTATAATTGACTCATGTGACCTTTGCCAATCTTTTAATGATGGTGTAGTTTTATTTGTGTAATGCCAAACTAACCATCTTTTAGTTTTATATTCAATGTCAACAAATATTTGTGCTAATATTTCACTAAATCCGTAAATAAAAATTGAACCGTGTGGTTTCAATACTCTATAACATTCAGATATCCATATTTTATTCCATTCGTAATATTCCGACATAACTTGTTTATCGGAGTCATTACCGAAATCCTTACCAATATTATATGGTGGGTCGGCAATAATAACATCAATAGAATTATCCCCTAATTCTTTTATACCTTCAATACAATCTCTTAATATAACTTTATTTGGTAACATTCTATTTTTTTAATTCATATTCATATGTACAAATAATATCCAAATAATCCTCATTAACTTCAAACCATAATTGATTTGACATTGATTTATGAATAAAAAATTTATTGTCTTTTGATTTGTATCCTGAAAACATTCCTTTTTTTCCAAATTTTTCAATCCACTCAATATTTTTAAAATCAATCTTTGATTTTATTAAAGAACCCCATTTAACAATATGTTTATTAGATGTTTCATATGTTAAACATACCAAATATTTTTCAAATGATTCATCTCTTTTTTGTATTTCTTTATTTATTTCATCAATAGTTTTACAAGTTGTTAATCTATATGATGAAAGTTTAAATGTGTTTTTATTTTTACTTTTAATTTTGACCGCCTTTAATGAATTTGGTTCTCCCATAATATTCATATCAAAACCAGACTTATGAGAACCAGATTTCCATAAAGAATCTCTACCACATCTTTCTTCTGCTTTGTCTGCGGTTATTTCCATAATTTCACCTTTTATATTAGTTTTACCTCTAGACCATTTATAAGTCTCAATAGTTTCATCTAATAATGCGTTAGAAAATTCTCTTAATTTTTCTTCTTGGTTCATTACTTAATTCTACTTTCTTCAAAGAACTCAATTATGGTGTTCAATGCCCATACAGAACCGGCGGTAACCATCCCGTCAAAAAATAAATGTAAAAACCAAACAGTTTCAAAATATTGAACTGATAAACTACCTAATGTTAACGACATAAAAAATCCAACCCATGTGGAAGTACACAACGTACAACTAATCAGGTCTCCAAAAAATTTGGAGTGTTTCTTTATCCATGTTCTTTGATTTTCAAAAATTGCTCCCCATACTAAAATTGAGGTCATTCCATAAGCCGCTAATACCCAAAATAATAATATCATAATCATTTTTATTTATAATTAAAATATAAATAAAAGATTCAATAAAAAGAAATATATTGCCGGAAATTATTCATCGTAAAGTGAACCTAAGTCACTATTTTTCATAAATCTACCACGACCCATATTATTAATTGAGTTGGATATTTTATTCAAATCTTCTTTTAATTTTTCATTCTCTTTTGTTAATCTGTTTATTTCTTCCATATTAACAACTTCTTTTACAACCTCAACAATTTTTTCTACAGGAACTTCTTTTATAACTTCTTTCACAACAGTTTTAGTTTTCCCTTCTTTTTTAACTTCCACTTCTTTTACAACTTCAACAATTTTTTCCACTACAATCTCTTTAATAACTTCCTTAATCACCTCCACCGGTACTTCAACAATTTTATCAACCTCTTTAATTACTTCAACTTCTTTAATTACTTCAACCGTTTCTTTTATTCTATTACCATATGGTGTTTCCCCATATTTCAACAAAGAAAACCCTCTTGCGAAGGTTTCTTTTGCTAATTTATCTATGTTGTCTATGTTATTTAATTCACAATATTGAATAAACTCACTATCCAAGATTAACGTGCTCTTCGGTTTCATTTTCTATATCTTTGATATCGTTTATTCTAAAGTGTAAGAAGGGTTGTTCATTTGGTAAATCATGAAATGTATATTCATTTGTTTCAACATCGTATATTCCATACCCGTGATGTTTTACCGTCTCACCAAAATTTTGTTGTATGAGACTACCAACCATAATTGCATGACCTCCGTTTGGTAATGTGAATTGTTGTCTCTTGTGAATATCTCCACATAATAATAAATCCAAATCAACAAAGTTTAATTGGTCATAGGCATCTTCAAACTCATAACCTAAATCGGTTGACAATCCCATAATTGGTCCGTGAAATAAACCAACAGTTATTTTGGTCTCGTCTTTCGTAAATTCGGGACGTGAGTTATGTTGATATAGTGAATACACTACCCATTGTATATTTTCATCTATATAATCACCACTATCTTTATAATAAGCAATATTTTCATTATCTAATAAATCTACCACAGGGCTAATACTATCTAATCGTTGTGTATTATTCTCTAAGAAATCATGATTACCCGGTATAATTACTACATTACCCAAATGAGATAATTCTCTAAGAAACCAACTTGTTAACATCAGTTGTTCATTTGATATATTAATCTTTTGATGTGCGATATCTCCAGCAACAACGATTCTTATATTATCCCAAGTTAATCCTTCTTCAACCCAATTCCAATGATGAACTCGTAATTCACTTAATAACTTTTCAAATTGTTCTTTATACAAATCATGCATTTGAATTGTACGAATATGTAAGTCGGCAATGTGTATTATTTTCTTGACCATCTTGAAATGTATTTTGATAAATCCATAGTAAGGATTGCGTTATTAATTTGTGGGGGAACTTTATATTCAACAAATGTTGCGTCATCTTTTAATAAAACAACAACATTACCTAATAATTTAATATCTTGGTATTTTGTTCCTTCTAACATTTTACGTAACAATCTTCCATATAATGGTAATTGTAAATAGTAATGACCTAGTGCATTATCGTGATAATTGTTGAATGGTGGATATAGTTTACCAGTATAATGATGTACCTCAAAATTCTTAGGTTGGTTTGTTTTCCAATCTGTAATAACAAATCCAAATCCATCTTTCTCTTTGTTTTGCATCAACCATACTTTATCAGGTTGTCCTGTGTATTGTTCAGTTGGGTCACCTAATACAATCTCCGTATCTAATAATATCCCGCCTCTTTCTAACATTAAATCAAGAAATTGTTTGCCGGCACTAATCATATTATCACTCTTACGTTGTTGTTCTTCATTGATAGTGAATATAGGTTGTCTAACTTCTTTGTAGTTATCAAAACGACCAATCAATTCAGATTCCAATTCAAAGTGAACACGACTACCCATATTTGTTGATAGGTCACCAGCTTGTCTCCATTCAGCAAGTAATTGAGCTTGACCTTCAGGGTCACCTTTGGACATCTTTAGTGCCATACCTTCAGCATCAAATGGTTTATGAAATTTCTTAACGATTTTAGATACTGATGGAAAGTTCTTTTTTATTTCACCATCAACATCTTTCATATAGTAAATGTGTTCTTCTTCTATAAATGTTAATTCTAATTCTTTTCTTCTTTTTTCTAATAAATCATTAATTTCTAACGATACGTCTTTTAAATTCATTTTTATTCTATTTGTTTCATTTTATATTCATTTAAGTTTCCCTGTAAATCGGCAATATCTTTATCTCCCTCCAATTTAATACTCCACACCTTACCCATCAACTTACCACAATTTAATTTATGATATAATTTTTCTTGATCGCCATATGCGTCAGGGTCTAATACTATAATTATTTTTTTTGCCTTTTCATAAAGTGTCATAAATAAATGTTCACTCATAAATTTTCCTAACATTGGTATTGCGTTTGGTATAAAAATACTATCAAATGCACCTTCAACGATATAGACGGGTTTAGTCCAATCAATTAAATATTCATTGAATATTATAAGTTCCTTTTGTGCTTCAGGATTTTTATATTTAAATTTTGTTTTCATTAAATAAGACCTAGCAATAAAATAATTTAATCTATTATTTTCATCATATGAAGGAATTATTATTCTATTCTCATATAATCCTGTTGCACAAAAACCAATGTTATATATTTGTAACATCAAATCAGTGATGTTTCTATTTTTAATATAATTGTACGCCTGTTTATATCCAGGTGTCAATTTCATTCCAAATGAGGCATCTTTAAATGAAACAAATTCTTTAGGTAATTTAACTGGTTTATACGTTCTTTTTGATATATCTTCATCATCTTCAGGTTTCAATAAAAGATATTTCTTTAATTGCCTTGGATTACCAAATTTCTTAATTAATTTAAATACTGAACCGTGTGTTCCATGTGTTTCAGCACATACCCAACATTTATAAACACCATATTTGTAATTGACTTCAAGATTTCCTTTCCCATCACCGTGGTCTAACCCTTTTATCTCATGTGAACATATTGGGCAATCAAAAGATACTTGGTGTCTATAGTCATTGTGATTCTTATAGTCACCAAACATATCCTCTAAAATCTCAAATACCGCGGAATAGTCAACTTCTTCTTGGGTGCTCATTTAGATAAAATACAAAAAATAAACGATAATAAAAAATAGTGAGCAAAAAATTGGGGCGAGAACACCACCTCTCGCCCCTCCAACCAAACCTGTATTTCTACAGGTCCCGTCCTATTAATAAATATAGGTAAGTTATTTTCAAAAGTAAAATATTAGTTGCCCAATATTTTATACTACCGCCCTACCTTTCATATTTTCCCAATCCCTATTAACTCTTACAGTGTTATTAGTGTCATTTGTGGATTTTAAAACATTATTTAAGGTACCTAATTGATTTGATAATGATATTAACGCAGATAAATCTTTTGGAAAACAATGACCTCCAAAACCATAATCACCATCATGACCAGGTACTGACCAATGTGAATGACCTAATCTTTCATCGTGAATTGCGTATTCAACTACTTTATCGTAGTCAATATTCAGTTTTTCACATAGTTGGTATATCTCATTTGCAAAAGATACTTTAACCGATAAGAAAGTATTAATAAGGTACTTTACCATTTCAGCATGTGTTGAATCTGTTTTAATGATTTCCGCCTTAGGAAAAACCTTACTGAATACTTGTTTTAGTTTAGTTGTCGCAGTCCTCGGTCCTCCTAATATTATTCTATTTTGATTTTCGTAATCATCAATTGCATTACGTTCCGTTAAAAATTCAGGATTAAAAGCAATCGTAATATTCTCATATTTTGAGTTTAATCCATCTGTGGTACCAGGCGTTATTGTTGATTTAATAACAACAATTTTATTTTTTGAGGTGTCGTTAATTTTTTTAATTACTCCTTCAACAATATCAATATTACAACTACCGTCTTGATTCATCGGTGTTGGTAGACATACAAATATAACTTCTGATTTTTCAATTAAATCAGTTTCAGATGAATTACTTTTAGTTTCATCTAAATCGTATGTTAAAACATTATAATAATTTTTAAACTTTTGGTATATTGCGTTACCAACAAATCCTTGTCCTATTATTCCAATAATCATTTTATGCAGTTTGTTTGTTCATGTTTACATATCCGATAACACAACATGCAGCATCTGCCATATCGTAGTTCTCTTTTTTAAGGTTACCTGTTTTTCCATATAACCAATTAACATCGGGACATACACTATTAACGTGTTCCCAAATAACATGTTTCTTATCAATATCTTTTGGGTACCCACCGAATAAAACATTACGTCCTTTATCATTTGGACCAACCAAATCGGGAAATGCAAATTTTCTTGAGTTGTACGTTGAGATAAACGTTGGTAACACTCCTAATACATCGTAACAATTCTTTAAAATTAAAGTGTTATAACGTAATAACGTTCCGATAGTGTAAATGTTATTTGATTGTAATAAAGGTTCCTCAATGACGACACGGAGAATTCCCATGTCTTTATAACCCTCTAAATGTTTTTTAAACGCATCCGCTTTTTTAATCAACTCTTCAATCTTATCTACAGGTTGAGGTTTTATTTTAGGGGAAAAATGAGTTAGTTCTAATAATTTAGAACCTGATATATCAAATAAGGCAAATCCAATAACTTTAGTACTGATATCAAGACCTAAAATTTTAGGTGTATTTTTTAATTTAATTAACTTGTCATTCATAATATTTCCATTTATATCCGGCCGCTGTTTTTATTTTACCTAAACAACATTCACCAATGTGATTATTTTTATACTCTTTTTTTGCTTCCGAAATTGATTCCCATATTTTTATTTTTTTACCATCCAAGGTTAACTGTATGATTTTTCTTTTTTGATGTGAATGGGAATTTGATATTTTTTTACCATACTCTTCGTCATATTTTCTTCCTTTATTTGGTGAAACTCTACCCTTCGTAGATAAAGATAGATTTTTTCTGTGTAAAAGTGAACGCTCTTTTCCATTATTTAAATGTGGAATTGGTTTACCTTTTTTTGCCAATGAAATATTTTTTTTTGTTTCCTCAGATCTTTTTTTTCCCTTATTATTTTCTGAAATTCTTTTTAATTGTTCGGGTGTCCATTTTCTTCCTAACGCACTTGGTGGATTTTCTCCTCCTTCTGATATATTTGTTAATTTACAACCAATAGATTTATAATATGAAATATAATGTTTTTCCCAAAATTCCCAATTACATTCATCAACTTCATCTATTATTAATAATTCTGGTTTGTTATTATTTTCTAG